GTAAATACTAACAGACCAGGCGCATATTTTGACGTTCAAGTCAAATCGACCCCTGTTGGAGTTGCAAGTTCAGGTAACATTGTAATTATCGGAGAAGCTGCTGGTGGAGCTGCTGTACAAGCAGTTGATTCAGTTAACGGCGATATCCTAAAAGATAACTTTTATACTCCTGATCAACTTGCTCAGGTCGTAAAAAAATACATCAGCGGTCCTATCGTTGATGCTTTTCGCGCATTGGCATCTCCTAGCTCTGACGCAAACATCACTGGTTCAGCAAATCGCATTTACATTGCTAAAACAAACACAGGAGCACAAGCATCTGCTACTCTAGCCACTGCGTATGGCAGCTTAAAAGATAAAAACTGGGGAACTGATGGTAACAAATATTCTTACCAAGTTTCTCAATCACTTGCTGAACAAGCTCCTGAGATCACTGGTTCTGTGATTGGAACTTTTGGTGCAGCTTTAGATGGCAAAACATTCAAAGTTCGCTTAAACGGTGGCGCTGAAACTACTGTTACTCTTGGTACTGGCACACATGCCAATATCGGAGCGTTGATTACAGAGCTTAACGGATTGCTTCCTGCTGGCCTGGTTGCTTCTGCTGGTGTTGCTGCTAACTCATTGAAATTAACAATGAGCGCCGACCCTGCTGCAAACGCTAAAGGTTGGGGAAAAAGCTTTGAGCTTTATGAAGCTGCTGCTGGTAACCTATCTGCTATCGGACATGCTGCTGGTTTGGTTTCTTCTTCACAAGAACCTGAAGTGCAACTTGATATCAATCGTCAAGATACAAATGTTAACGAGTCTTTCTTGGCTGCTGCTGAAATTGCTTTGCAAATCGGCTATGCAGGTACGACTGCTACTGTTACCATTACAGATTCTGCACTTACAACTACTGTAACTGGTGGTTCAGGTGCAAACTTATCTATCAATCTTGCTCAATATGCAACTATTGCTGAATTGGCTTCTTACATTGCTTCTCAAACAGGATATTCTTGTTCTGCAGCACCTGCTTCGACTCAAACATCGCCTGTTAAATTGGACAATGTTTCTGCTCAAGGTATTTGCTCAAGCGGCGCAAGCTTAAAGCCTGGTCGTATTAAAAAAGCCGCTGCTAACGTAGCAAAGGCTTATTCTCAGAGTGCTGTGTTGGATTTCTCTCCTACTGCTACCGCTGGTCTTCCTGATGTAATGGCTTCTAAAGCTTTCTTGTCTGGTGGAGCAAAAGGCGCTACTTTGGCTGCCGATGTAGCAGACGCTATGATCGATCTTGAAGGTATCAACGTAAACTTCGTTATTCCTTTGATGTCTCGTAACGCTAGTGAAGATATTGCTGATGGATTGACAGAGGCTGGTTCTACATACACCATCGATGCTGTAAATGCATTGGTTAAGAGCCATGTTCTTAAAATGTCTACAGCTAAAATTAAAAAACATCGCAGTGCTTTCCTAAGCTATTGGGGTTCTTACTCTGATGCTAAGGCTAAGGCTGGTTCTTTGGCTCATTACCGAGTATCTTTGACTATGCAACGCGCAAGTCAAGCAGATTCAAGCGGCGTGATTCAAAACTTCTTACCGTGGTATACTGCATGTATCGCCGCTGGTATGCAAGCTGCTGGTTTTTACAAATCAATCACTAATAAGTTTGCAAACATCATTGCTTACGAAGACCCAAGCGGTTTCGACTCAGGTTCTCCTGGCGATATCGAAGAGGCTTTGGATGCAGGACTTCTGTTCCTTGAAAAGGCAGTTGTTGGTAGCAAATGGGTTTGTGATCAAACAACATATGGAATTGATACCAATTTCGTATACAACTCAATTCAAGCTACTTATGATGCAGATCTAGTTTCTCTTGATCTTGCTGAAAGTTTCCAAACAGCATTTGTTGGTCAGTCTTTGGCTGACGTAGATGCAGCAACGGCTCTTGCTTTCTTGGCTTCTAAAATGGACCAATATAAAAAGCAAAAATTGTTGGCAGCTTCTGACGATGCTCCCCTTGGATTCAAGAATGCAAAAGTTAGTATTAACGGTCCTATCATGGAAGTTAGCGTTGAGATCAAGCTTGCAACTGCGATCTTGTTTATCCCAATTAACATTGAGATCAGCCAAGTCACAAGTGCTGCGTAATAGAATTTAAGGAGATTTAAAAATGGCAAAAGCAAAAGTTTTCACAGGTGCAAGAGCAATCGTAAAGGTTGACAACGTAACTGTTGGTGTTTTCGATAGCTGCACTTATGCAGTAAACGTAGGAGCTGAAGCAATTCACATCCTCGGTCGATACAGTCCTGCTGAAATTACACAGACTTCTTATGAAGCCGTTACAGTTAACTGCTCAGGTTTCCGAATCATTGGAAATGGTGGGCATGTTCTTCCTAAGATGCCAAAGCTTCAAGATCTTTTGAATCTTGAAAACGTAACTCTATCAATGGTTGATCGTCAAGATAAAGATGGCGCTCCTATTATGGACGTTAAAAATTGTATTCCTATCAGCTACTCGACTGGCGCAAACGCTAAAGCCACTTCTCGAATTCAGGTTACATACATGGGCACACATGCTTCTGATGAATCTGGCGCTCAAGATGAGGGCGGCGCTGTTAATCTTCCGTAATCTGATTAGGGAATATTAATGAGCAAGACAGAGTTAGAACTTTTATTCGATCTTCTTAAAGAAGTTCGAGAAGATCAAAAAGAACATGGTAAGACGCTTGCTAAGCAAAGCGCTTACCTTGAAGGTATTGATTCTGACGTAAAAGAACTAAAGCCTGTCGTTGCAAAAAACACAGAAGATATCTCGCATCATATTATGCGTACAGATATTCTTGAAGCTTTACATAGAGATAATCAAAAAAGAATTGAACAGAGTGAATCTAGGCTTAATAAACTGGAAGAACCTGTTAAGGCTAAAGAATGGATTAAAAACCATATTGTAGCTCTCCTAGGTGTGATAGGTACAATTGCTACTATTTTAGCGTACTTTTTTAGTAAATAAAAAGACGCACAACGCAATCGAAGGGTCGATTGTTAGAGGAACGGAATGGCGATTGAAAGACTGTGGACCAGTTTAGGTCCTATTGCTTTTGCTGCAAACGGCGGTGCTGATGGTTCGATAACCATTGCAGATTCGTGCGGTTTTAAAGTAAAGCAAATGGTCGTAATCTCTGCGGTTTCTTTACCTGATCTAGTTCTAGAAGTCAAAAGGGTAGTTTCACCCACCAAATTAATTGTAGGTCCAAAAGTTACGACTGGTAAGATGATTGCCAGACAGAACCTCTCTGCCTATACTGTGGCACTTCTCGCTAATATAAGAGCTGAAGAACAACCTAAAGTTAGAATTCCTCCTGCCGATGTTATACAGGCAGCATACGAACAAGAGCCTACCTTAGCCATAAGAACCCTTGGGGTTGATTGTTATGGGGATGCCTGGGGTAAAGACAATCCCATGCCTATATCCGGTACCTTTGTGGTTACTGGAGACGAGCCTACTGAACAAGATATTCAAAATATACCCTTTGCGGCTGCCAATACCGAATACACCATTACACTTCCAAATAATACAAAAAGATACCAGATTAGGGTTAGGGACGATGCCTCTAAGGGAAGAATTGCATTTGTTCCTGGAGAGACAGCTACCAATTATTGGACGCTTACTAGGGGAACTATTGTCGATTCATATACTATGAATTTACCAATAAATCCGCTTATTTATATGAGTTTGGATAAGCCGTCCCAGGTGGTAGAGGTATTGGCATGGACAAAACCATAAATCAATTAAAACAAGCCAAGAATGGCAATCTTTATGATAAAGAAATAGGATTCCTTGGAGGGAATAGAATATGATAGACCATTTAATTTTTGATACCACAGACGCTCAGACTATGGCAGATACCCATAGCGTTGGCGCGTATTTAAGAGACGCTGCTGGAAGTTTGATTACTTCTCAAGCAAACGGCTCCCAACAAGCCCTGGACGTTGGTATTAACGTAGCAGGCGTACAAATTGACCCACGACAAATTCGTGCGTTGACAAATGCCGATGTAGTCACTGTAGAACAAGGAACTAGCCCTTGGGTTGTTTCTGCTACCGATCTCGATATTCGCAATTTGTCTCATACACAAGATTCTATTAAAATCGGTGATGGAACAGATTTTCTAGCAATCAATGCTGATGGCTCTATCAATGTTAACGCTGATATTAGTGTTACCAATGGTTCTGATAAAGCAGAAGATGCCGCTCATGCTAGTGGAGATATTGGTACTTATGTATTGGCAGTTCGCCAAGACACTCTCGCCAATAGCGTTAGCGCTGATGGTGACTATGCATCACTTAAAGTTGATGCTGTAGGCGCATTGTATGTAAACGTAGCTGCTTTTTCTGGAACTGTTACGGTTACAGATGCAGCTCTTGCTAATACAGCTATTTTATCTGCAGCAAATCCTTTGGATATTGCCGATACTGCTGAAGCTGTAAAAGCTAGTGCATTGGCAAGTCGTAAATATCTTTGGATTTATAATAACGACAACACTAAAGTTTTTATCGGTGCTTCAGGCGTTACAGCGGCCAATGGCTTTCCTGTATCTCCTGGCTCTTACCTTGAGTTGCGAGCAGGCCCTGCAGTCTCTCCATTCTTTGTAGGTCAATCTGGTAAAACTCCAGAGATCAGAACTCTCGAACTTAGCTAATTATTAGCTTTGTTATTATTACACATCATGGTGGGAGTGTATTATTGCACTCCCATTTTTATTTAAGGAGAAGATATGACAGATATGCATTTTACAGAAGACGATAAAAAACAAGTTATCGAGTTCCTTAATATGACGGCTAAACATGCTAGGCTTGATCTTAGCACTGCCGAAATAATCAATTACTTCAAACTTCTTTCCCATATGCAGGCTAAGATTCTTCCAAAAATAGATGCAAATATATTGGAAGTAAAACGTGTTATTGAAGCACAACAACCTGAGCAAGAGGAACCTAAAAAAGGTAAGAAATAATGTTTCAACCATTAGATGGGCCTTCGGCACAGATTAAACTAACTGGGGTTGGAACTGCTACCCCTGTTGAAGCTAAAGTTGGTGCAAACGCACTTACCGATAGGCAAGTTATTACCCTACAGCCTAGTGGAAATATGAAGGTTTATTTTAGTGACGGAACAGTGCCATCTGCAGCAACAATATTGGCCAATGGATTAGATCATTATAAAAATGCAAAGGAAACGTATGAGGCTGGCGAAAAACAAAAAGTTTATGTATTAGCTGCAACAGGAACAATAGACATTATCGTGGTTGAAAGGGCTTAATTTATGTCAAGAAGGGACGATTTTAGAGATATAGCCAAGTCTGTTCCTTTTGATAATTCATCAAACGGATTTACTTCTACCGATGTTCAAGGTGCTATAGAAGAATTAAAAAGCAGTATTGCGACCTCAGCTTCTCCAGGCTTTTCTTTTGGTAGATCAGGAAACGTAACTTCTGGAGCCTATCTACAAAATGAAACGGTTCCGTCCAATATTTCTGGTAGATGGGTTTATATTAATAGCGCCTCTATTCAAAAAGTATTTATAGCTAATGAATTAACTACAACATATAAAATTGAAGTTTTGTATCATGATGGAAATGAAGTGGGGTTAACTTCTTTAGGAACTGTAACTGTTACTGCAGCAAAAGGTGGTGCGTTTTCAGTAAACTGGGCAGTTCCAACAAACAAACAAATTGCGGTTAGATTAGCTACAGACAGCCCTAACTCTGCAAAAAATTTAGTTGTTGGTTTACAATTAGCGGGAACTACATAATATGGCTAAAATTATTAAAAATACTACAGGTTCAAGCATTGCTATAGCAGATACAGGAATTACAGTTCCTGCTAATTCTCAATATACAATTCCACCACAAGATTATTGGCTTTGGGCTGCATCTGATAACATCATTACCAGAGTTGGCAATGGGTCAATCGTAGTTAACGATGGTTCTTTTGATCTTGGAATATCAGATGGAATGGATTTAATTAAAGGATTATTTCCTGCTCAAGTAGAGGTTAAAAGTGTTCCTGGAGAAATAGTTGTCGTTAGAGACGATGACCTTAATGTTACCCTCGCTTCAATAGCTTCAAGTTTAGGAGCTACCTCTGGAAACGGTATAGTAAAATATGGTATGACTCCTGTAACTACAAAAACAGAAACAGATTTAACAGACACCATTTACACAGTACCTTCAGGCAAGAAATTTTCAATAAATAATTTTACAGGCTCTTATGATTTACAGTTTACAACAATAGTTAGATTCAAAAAACAGACTGGTGGTACAGGAGCATTTAATACGATGTTTGCTATGACATTGCAGGTTGGTGGTCAAGGACAAAGCACCATTCCTATAAATTTTGGTAACGGAGTTATTGTAGGCTCTGCAGGAGATGTTTTTAAAATTACCTATGAAACAACCAACTCTAGAGGCAACATAAGAGCTTTTTTTACAGGAAATGAAATTTAATGGCTACTGTAATATTTGATCAAGCTAAAACTGCATCTGGGTCAAATGGGTCGGATTTATGGATAGATCTGGGCCTAATTCCTACTGGGCTTAGAATGTGGATAGGTAGTTGGACTGTTTACGGAGCTAAGGCAGATTCTTTTTATTTATATACAAATAAAACAGGTAAGTCTACAGCATTAGCGACAGACTGTACTCTTTTGGCTTCCGTTTCTATAAAGGCAGGTGCCACTGTCACTCAAGATTTATATAAAAAAGGCACATTACACACTACAACTGTTTATGGTACTGGTGTAGAGCGATGGTGGATAAATATTAAAGCAAAATCATCCACTTCAGCATCCTATAACTATAAAGTTATTTTTACTACGGAGTAAGAAAATGGCAAGTATACAACCTGTATTTGATTTAACCATGAGTAATACCGGAACCGTAGGTACGGAAACCTGGGTAGATCTAGGAGTCATTCCTAATGGAAAACAACTTTGGGTAGGATACGCTACTTTTGGTGCTGTGGATAAAAACTTACAATTTGAATTGAGATATAATAATGCTGGAGTTTCTACTGGAACTCTTGCTAATACAACCTTGATGGATTATTCAGGAACTACAGCAGGCTCTTCAATAGATCGAGATTTTTACTGGTATGGAGCCTTAGCTACAATGACTGGCGTGTCTACTGGGTCAGAAAAATTATGGCTCAGAGTAATAGGTCAAGGTCAATCTACGTCAGGCTTTGAATATATTATTAGGTATACCGTTTATTAATAGGATTATATATGATAGTTGATTTATCTTGGGCAGATTTTAAAACAATAATTTCGTATAAAGAAAAAGTACGTTTTGTAGATAGAAGTGATTTTTATATTATCACCTATGCAGATGAAGGTGGGATTTTCCAAACAAGCGTAACCAAAGATTCTGGCAATGATCATAATGATTTTGAAAATAACTATAAATCTTATGCGAATAAGAAATCGGATGAACAAAGAGACCCTGATGGAAGACTGTATAGCAGACCAACAGCGGCAAAGGCTGGTTGGGTATATTTTCTATATCCAATAGAGTTTGCCACATCTAAATTAAATTCTGTTTATTGTAAAAAAGCAGATGATACGTCTAGAACAGGAATAACCTATAAAATCTATGATGCTAGTGGTACAGAGATAACAGATTCTCAAAATGAAGGAAATGCTGTAAAAACAATAGTTGATTTTGAACCAACGCACGATTATGAAATCGTCGGTGGGCAGCTACAACAGCATACAAGGCCTACCACTAATATTAGATTATGGGTTGTCGGTGTACCTGACATTGCAGAAAATTATGGTGGTTCAAAGGAAATGGTAGGAGGGGTAAATTTAAAATTTATCGACCCTACAGACAAAGTTCATGCTGATGGTCGAGTTTCAAAATATATGTCTTATAACGCTACTTATCATACAAATAAGTTAAGATTGATATTAAAGCACGATGCAGGAATTCAACACGAAGTAATGATGATACTTGAAATTTATAGAGCATAGAATGAGAAAGATTGTAATAGGAGCGTCCAGAAGTCCTAAAATAGGTTCTAAGCTTATCCAGTGGTGGATAGGCGCTCCTTACTCACATGTTTATTCTAAATGGTACCTAAGCGATCAAGATAGGGAAATAGTATATCATGCAGCTCATGGTATGGTACATTTCAAATCCTCTGAAAATTTTAAAAAAGAAAACGAAATAGTAAAAGAATTCACGATAGAACTAACTTGTGATCAGTTTGCAAACTTTAGCTCTACTTGCATCGATCTTGCTGGAGAGCCTTATTCAAAGCTTGAATTATTGCAAATTTTAATGTCTGATATTTCAAATGGCAATATTAGATTCAAAGATCAGCCTGGATATATATGCTCAGAATTGATGGCTGATCTTTTAGAAGATCTCGGCTATAAGTTCAATAAGCCTAAATTTTTGATTAATCCTAGAGACATTGTAGAATGTCTTGAAAAGGGCAAATCAGCGTAACTGTCCAGCTCCCCACACAGCAGCTCCAGTGACAACAATACCTAAAGCAAACCAGAGATATTGATTCCTATTAGCAAGCTCTGACTGCTTTTGCAAACGCTCAAATTGTTCATAGCTTTCATTGCGCCAAAGCATAACTCGCTCATCAGCTTTCACTAAAGCCAAATCTTTAAGCTCAATGCTTTTACGAAGATTTGTAACCTCTACCTTCAGATCATCATTATCCTTTACCACTACACCAACGCGAGCATGGCACTCTGGACTGTAAAGATAGCCATCGGCTTCTTTCTTAATGCCCTCTGCCCACTTACATTCGGCCATAGCAGTGCCGCTCACAAACAAAGAAGCAGCTAAAACAATACTCATTAACTTTTTCATCTAATCCTCCTTAGAATCATATTTTCTATAAACAGGTCCGTTTTTCTTTACTTCGGCAATCAAATTGCTAATCTCTTGTATATTTACAGGCTTGTATTTCCATGCATCAACGCCTACATGAATAGCTCTGCCATTAATCTTATGTGTGCTATGGGTATGACCATGAATCAGAAACTGTCCACGATCAATAGGTCGTTTGCTGTGGTATTTCTCAAAGAAAATAGGCCTTACATCAAACCCCATCCACATAAGCATTCGCTTTACTTTAGATTTAAACTTTACCCATTGGAATAGTTTTTCGTCCATAGCGAATGGATAGTGGGAAAAATGAACTCTTTCGCCAGCAATAGTCATAACCATTTCATCAACAGAAAGCTCAAAGCCTACGTTCATCATAATACGATGTTCAAAGTCGTGATTTCCCTTAACCAATATCTTCCGGCCATTCATACGAGCAAGTGTTTCGCGCATCTGATCTTTGGTGTGATAGAAGAATATATCTCCTACAAAAATACAAAGATCTTCAGGCTTTACAACCTTATTCCAATTGGCAATGATCGTTTCTTTCATCTCATGAATGTCTTTAAAAGGACGATCACTATACTGAATCACATTGGCATGACCAAAATGAATATCTGAGGTGAACCAAGTGGTCCAATGTTTGTTAGTCATTGCGCTTCTTGTTCCAATCCAAATCTACAGCATCATCGGCATGGCGATCTTCGATACGCTGAGCAGCCTTATCAGCTTCTTTCAAAGCACCATCGGATGCTTTTTTAAGAGCGTCTTCTTCTGCTGCAAGCTTATCGTCTTTCTTTTGAGCGCCTTCAAGACTTTTCTTAGCCGCAAACTCATTGTACATCATATACAGCTTTGTTCCTATGATCAACAGTGTGATCGGCAGTAAAATAATGCCTAGGATGATGCAAATTGTTTTTTGTGTTTGCCACAGTTTCTCTAGCTTTTCCATTTATGCTTCCTTTTGTAGATCGTTAAAATACATGTTATTTAATACATTTCCAATTTGATGAGCTTCTCTGATAACCTGAGCATTGACATCGCTGCCAAACTTTGTTTTCACCCACTCAACTATCTCAACCTTTTGTTTGTAATCGGTTTTGACAGTTGTCTTGGCAACTGGGTCAGCAATGTAGTAGTCGGCCATAATAGCATCAAAGTCACGCTCTGTGTTCATAAGCCAATTACCATTCTTGTGCTTATTCTTTTTCTTCATGCCATCTTCGGTCATTAAAGCAGCGATAACTTGGCGCTTTAAAGCCTTTGCATCTTCAAAGCTAACACCATAATCAACGAGGTATTCGGCTAAGATCTTGAGTTGCGGCTCACGACTTGAGTATGAAAAGCGACTAAAGCCATCTTTCAATATATGGGCTTGCCATTTATTGAAAACATCAGTGATTGAAAGAGTTTCGTTTTGCTTGTTCTCGCTCATATACCTTCCTTTCTATTCTAAGTTCTTCTTCTGTTTTTGGTTGTTTAACTTCTTCACCAGTCTCTTCTGCTTTGCTCTTGTCATACCATTCAAGAAACTTTTCTTTTTTAGCTCTTGCGACATCACGACCCATTAAACTTATAAGCAGATTGTGGAACAGTGGGTTGGTTACTTCATACATCCCACCTCTACCCTTTACACCAGGCGCTCGTTTAACTGGCTTACGAAGCACAGTAAATATATTGCCTTCTGATATAGTTCTTCGTTTTAAATCGTCACAAGCATCGGTATCACAGGACTTTAGATCATGGTTGGGGTCGTTACGAACCAAATCGTTTAAAACCTCATTGGTCATCAAGAACACATTATTTTGCTGTGTAAATATAGAGTTAAACAAACTAGCCATGCGTTTATGAGCCGTATCCGTACTTGTATAAAACGGAGCAAGCATATTTTGAACATCTTCAGGGAAATCTGAAAGTAGACTAACCTCAGTCAGTTTTGCAACAGACGGCTTACTGAGGTGCTTTTCCATAAACTCTGCAAATTGCTGATAGGTGCTACTTTTCTTTCTATCGTCCATCCAAACCTCTTTAAATTGATAATACCATAAAAAACATTGAACTCTTAATAAAACTCTTATTATCCTCTTAATATCCCTCTTATTAAGCCTCTTATCACTCCTCTTAATAAAACTCTTAATTTTCCTCTTGGGTTAAGGGAGAATGAAGTGAAGTGAAGTGGGAAATGAACCTAAGCCGATTCCTAGAAATAAGCGTTTTCCTATTCCTTTGAACCTTCCCTACTACTGTGTAATCATGACGGCGCAACGAAAAATAATGCATAAAGTTCTCCATTTGTATTATACCATAAAAGCGTTATGATTTGTGGTATAATAGATTAAGAATCATACCAATGAGGTACCTATGGAATTTCTAGAACAAACCGCTAAGTTTACAGTGAACATCACTGGCAGGCATAGCAAGAATAGCTATATGGGCACGTTTCGTGTTAAGTGTTTGCTCTCACCATTAGAAGAGATTGCTGCTGATAAAAGATATCGAGATTTGCTTGGTGCTAATTCACATTTGGCTCAAGAGCGTATTCGTCAACAAGCCTATGCCTTGTCGCAATTAGAACAGCGAGTTATTGAAATGCCTCCTTTCTGGGAAAACGATGTGATTCCAGGCGGTCACGTTCAAGATGACAATGTTATTTTAGATATTCTTGATCTGGCAATTGAAGCTCAAGAGAAATATATAAAAGATAAAGAAAAAGAATTGGAAGAGCGCCGTAAGCGTTTAACCAAGAATATCAAGAAGAAAAAGATCGAGAAGGAACCGGAGCTTGACGGACCAGAAGAGGTAGATGTTCCTGACGATGAGGTGAAAATTGATTAAAGCAACTGTACTTTCCGTAGTATTATCAGCTAGTTGTCCACCTACCAAGCTTATTGGTTTTGATGCACCTTTGACTGAACAGGAAACACAATCACTCAACCATGCCAAGAAACGCTGTGCTGAAATCTATCCTGATTCTCCATGCTTAAAGAGTTTTGAGAAGCGTGAAGAGCAAGTGTTCTGGGCTATTTGTGGAGCTGCTGAGTGAGAAAAGGTCATTGGCGTTTAGTTTTAGAACATCTACCTGAAGGAAAAACCAATCCTGCATCTAGGATGACTGTGATTGCCAACACCAAAGAAGAAACTGTGGAGGGCCTCAAAAAGATTTTCACAGGCGAGATTAAAATGTCAGAGATACCCAAAACAGGGTTAGATCTTAGAAACTCACACAAAACAGGGTTATCAAAAGCCAAGCAAAAAGAACAAGAAGCTTTGGATATGATTCACTTAACACAGGAATTAAATAGAAATCTAGAGAAGATCGGTGTTTCTATTAAAACAAAAAAGAAATGAAACGTAAACAAATACCAAACCCTATGGTTGCAGTTCAGAATGCTCAGCTATTAGCTATTGAGGGCAGGCTGTCAAATACTATGGATGCCTTTGAACGTAGAGTCCGTAGGTGGTTTAGTAAAGAACACAGTACACCTTATCTAGATACTTTTAAGCTTCCTTGGGATGAACTGCTCCTACACTACTACGAATCAAACCTGGCCGACAAGAGCTATAATGAGGTTTTTGATCTAGCAGTGGAGCAGTATTTACCTGAGTTTATGGAAGCTGCAGAAGAGACGGATGCAGAGTTCGCAGCATCACTTGTAAAGCGTCAGGAAGCTGAATTAAAGGCTAAGAAGGCCAGGGATAAGCACCTTAAGGACCTAGAGGCTGCAAGCAAGCAGATGGCCGATAGCGCGGCTATAATCAAGGATAAAGCACAATCTATAAGTAATAAGCTGGATGAAAAGAATGCTAATAAGCCTTCGCCTAAAGCGATGAGTTTAAAGTTTGACGACAATCCAGAAGATGACATTTAGCCCTAAATAGCTCTAAAGGCGTGGGTTAGGTGCATGGCTAATAATAACCATAAATTATGGCTAATAATAACCATAAATTATGGTTATTATTGGATATAAATATGGATAGTAGAGGATAGCACCGGATAGTAAGCAATAGTAGCCAATAGTAAGGCTAGATACGCAAAATTGACGGTTTTTGAGCCACGCATCATTTGCCCGAAACAGTAATAGATTCGCGCTTTTCGATGTTGTGGTATTTGTGCGCCCAAAAGGATAGAAAGCGACATTTGATATGAATGGTAAGGAGATTAAAAATGGATAAAGTAATTGCATGGTGGAAAGATCTGGTTAACAAAATGAACGAAAAGGGAATTCCACTCCCCATGGTTCGCGTGAACGGCAAGGCTTCTGTAACTGGCAGTCTTGTGGTTGTTTCTGCGTTTTTGATGGCACTGCCAATTGTTATCATGGTTGCCACTGTAATCACTAGGATTGCAGGTCTTTTCACCCTTAATGAGGCTAATCAACAACAACTAATGAACGCATTCAGCGCAGCAATTCAAATGCACATCGCAGCATTAGGTGCTTATCTTGGCCGTGGAATGCAGCGCGGAGCCGATGGCAAGGTTATTATGGAAAAATCTTCGGAGCCTGAACAGAAATAGTGGTATAATACATCATGATTAACACGATAGAAACATACAGGAGCGGCATGATACAGGACAAAGGCATCAGAGTTTACCAAACTCTAAAAGACGTTGAGATGGATATTTTAGGCGAAATTCGAGTTATATCAGAAGTTCGAGTTTCCTACACAGTAGATGGCAACGGCAAAGTCAGCCGTTGCATTTCGTTTGAAGAATACAATCGCATTGCCGATGAAATTCACCGAATGCTACGCGCAAAACGACGAGTATATCACGAGCACGATTAGTGAAACATTGGAACTCGAATCAACACGATTGAGTTTCCATCGGCTCCAAAGTAAGAATTCATCATCGCATCATTAGCTGTAGCCTCTTCCCACAATACATTCCGTTGTTCTGCAAAACTAAGCTGAGCCATTAACAAATGCTTAGCATTGAAGTTGAAGATAGAGCCAGCCTTAAACTCAAAGCAGTCTTTTGCCAATCTGTAGTATTTCATTTTCCCTCCAAGCTATTTACTTTCAATTGTGTGTAAATAACGAAATATAAAATAACTCCTTCTAGATTTTTAGCATCATTGACATAAATTAGCAAAAGCGTAACAGCCAATGCTCCTAAGCTATAAATCAAGTTTTTCATTTTCCCTCCTGATTAGGTGATGTGAAATCAAGAAACGGCAAGCACAAAACGATAAGCTGTGCGCGGCTTTTAACGTGCAATGTTGTATAAATGTTAGTCAAATGCATCTTCACGCCTTTTTCAGTAATGAAGAGCTGATTGCCAATTTCAGCGTTGCTCAAGCCACGAGATACTAGATCTGCGACCTCAGCCTGTCTGTTTGTAAGACCTTTTTGAATCAGGACGTTTTGTAATTTGTTCATTTTATGCTCCCTTCGCATATTTTTTAAATATAGCATACACTTCTTGCTTTGTGCAAGGAATACTTACTTTTGCGCTCATTAAAGGACACTTTTCGTCATGTCCAACACCAAAATAGGTGTGAACCAATTCATGAAATACAACGTGACGGAGGATATCGTCGTTATCAGCCACAACATTACGCATAATAGAGATGTGCTTAACGCGCAGGTGAGCGGTGCCAAGAACATTGCCTTCGTTTTCAACAATACGAACTTCCACACGAGGAAGGCCAGGAACAAGCTTGTTAGCCTCATAAACTAGCGCTATAACTTTACGGCGAAGAGCGAACACCTGATTGTTCATTTCCAAGTTCTTTCGACCTACTACGTTCTTTTTCATATTGCCTCCAAGGTTTAAGTTGCTGACATAAACAGATTATCAACAACTAAACCTATTTGCAAATTATTTTTACAAATGTCTCATCATTATACACTAGCGTAAATAGCCTCATCTAGCTTATGAGCAAGCTCAAGGAACTTAATGAAATTCTTACGTTTTGTATCAAAATATTCCTGAACCTCTTCAACGCTATTTGTATCGCTGAATAGATCGGCTCGTATAGGCTTCACATAAGGAAGCTCTTTAACGAGCTGTGCCAATAGATAGGCATTGTCGGGGGAGATGTAGCCACGATCATCAATAACACCTTCCTCAGCTAATTGCCACCATGACAAACCAAGCATCCAGAATAAACTTGAATCGTTGTAGCTATCACGGAAATAGCCTTCGCTGTTAGACAAGTTGTAATATTTTTCAACCTCTTTTTGAGCTTTTTCAGCTTCAGCTTTCATGCCACGACTCATAAAGTCGTTACGCTTTTTAACAGCAGCATCAAAGAGAGGGTCGTACTTAGCTCGAACCTGTCTAGAAACGCTTTGAATATAAAGATCTGCACCCATTGTAAACTCCTTTGTTAAGTTATTCTTTTTCTTCTTTAAATGAACGCTCTTGCCACTCTGCTTCTTCTTTGTAGATTTCATCCCACATCTTGTTTTCAGCCTCCAGCTCTTCAACTGTCATGGCTGAGCCATCTGGGTCAATAGTGTTAACAGCCAAAGTTTTCATGTCTTTTAAGATAAGCTCCTGATCTTCCTTGTCGAAACCATCCCAGCATTCTTGAGGTAACTCGATGTTGAAAGGAATGGTTCCACCAAAGATTCCAACGCTAGGGTCAGAGAATGTTGAAACTAATAGTTCAATTCTTTTCATTTTCATGCAAAGCTCCTTGTTATCTAATCATCCTATATGACTTTTAACGTATTTGCCAGGAATATCTGACTTTCGTACCTCTCTGGTACGTATCATTTTGTCTAGAGCATCCAAGATCTGTGTGTCGTCTAGTTTGATGTTGCGAAGTAATAGCTTTGCCTTTATCTCTGAAACGCTCATAGCGCCATACATTTGTAAAGCGCCTTTAATATCGTTTTTGTAAAATTCACCTGAAATCATAATCCACCCTTAGCCTTTGAGATTAAAGTTCTAATTTCTTCCGCAAATACATGGCTTTCAGATTCAGAATAATCAAAAAAGTTGATCGCATCCTCAAGAGCACTTAATAGCTCAGGCGCTAACACGAATAGTCGCAAACATTCTTTAGCGTTGGCCGGATGTACGTTAGCCAAATGAACGTCCTTTTCGTTGTATATAGAATACTCATTCGTATGTTCAGATTCAAATTTATAGTGGAATTTCATCGATTGCTCCTATTCTCAACTCGATCTTCCAAAAGAGGCATAAGATCTTCAACAAAGACATCGTTCACTTCTTCGACCACTTCGTTTATGATATCGAATTTTTTAACGCCGAGCTGCTTAGCTACTTGATTTTGTACGCGAGTAGGCTTGATGAATTTAACGTCATAGAGATCGCCACCATTCAAGGTTATCTGCACAATGCCTTTGAAGGATAGTCCACTTACATTGAATTGTAGGCCATTTTGAATAGTGACAGGCTTATTGACGCCCATGCACCAGACAAGGTTGCGGTCGATAGCGTTCATTTGAGACCAAATTTCTTGTGCAATTGATCGACTGTTAATATTCATAAAAACCTCCCAATAAGATAATTCTACCAAAAACTAGACCAAAGTCAATATTACGCAGCAATTTTCTCAATATCGATCACCGCAGTATCTTCCATGTTGCTTAAGTATGCGGAATAACTAATAAAACCGTTATGATGAGTATTTAAAAGGAAATCGGTAGCGAAATCCAATACGTTTATATCAGAGCTAAGGCGAGTGTAGCGGCCAAACAGGAAGAACAGCACAGCCTCGTTTTTATGTAAATTTACATAAACTTTTACCGGAAAGCCCTTAACCATGATCACATTTAACGTCCAGTTGTTCATAATCACCTCACTTGTATAGTATATCGTCATCTGACTAAAAAACTCAAGTAAATAATTGAAATAATTCAGGAATGTGTCATTTTGAGACGTTTTTGTGGTATGATAGGGAAAAGGACAATCTTTAGAGGTATACCATCGATTTCTATAAGGTAAACTAATGGCTGAAGACAAAGAGATAAGAATACGAGCTGTCCTTGATGCATCGACCTTTGATAAGGGCATCAATGAGATTCAAGAGAAGCTCCGCAGAATCACCCAACAACAGGCTCAAGCTACAGGCGCTAGGCAAAACCTTGGCAAAGACTCTGTTATGGGTAAGTATGCCCAACAAGCCTTTGGTGATTTTAGCAAAGAATCTCAACGTCAATTAGAGCAGATGTATCAGGTGCAGCGCCGTGAAGCTGTGAATCAATCGATCACCATGAAGGGTAAGCAACAAGAGCTTGAAAAGATGCTCAAGATTGATGGGGAGTTGACAAAACAACAACAACAGCGCCTTGAGTTCCTAAAGAAAGAAATTGACCTACTTAAAGAAAAACATAGACAGACATTAACCACTGCAGCAGAAACACAAAAAGCTCTCGATAAGATGGGCGGCGGTGCAGGTGGAGCAGGCGGTGGTGGAACCCCTCCTGGCGGTGGTCCTACTCCTCCAGGACCATCAGGCCCTGGAATGTTCAGTGCTTTGATTAAACAAATTGGTGTTGCTGCTATTATTAAAGGTGTTGTTAATGCTGCAGCAACAGGTGTCCAAGATTATATCTCTCGTGATCGTAAAATAGCCATGAATAACGCTGCAACCATGAATATTGGTTCGCGTGAAATGCGCGAAGGCATGTCTGGTCAAGGCTCTCGTGGTATGTTTTGGAATGCTGAACGCGCAAGAGCAATGCAAGCTGCAGCAAATGAGCAGCAAAACCAACAAGGATGGAATACAGTTAAGGCTTGGGGTGGAACTGCACTTCAAGGTATTGGTATTGGAACAATGGCTCTTACTGGTTGGACTGGTATTGGCCTAGGTATTGGAGCTGGTATAGCAGGTGCTGGAACGGCGCTTAAAGGCGGTATCATAGGAGACGAAACTTCTAGAGCTGCAATGTTTGATCGTGAAAAGTTCCGTTCAATGATGACCAAAGAGGGTATGGAAAAGTATGAGCAGAATTTAGCTGCTGAAAAAGCCAAGAATCCTCGTAAAGCAATGGCTAGGGAATACTTTGAACAGAATCGTGATGATTTGCTTTCAATGCAGAAAATGGCTGGTCTTGGCACCGATGCTGAATTGATGGGTGAAGGCGGCGTTGGAATTCTACAGCGCAATATGAAATATGGCGGTCAGTTTGGCGGTGTAAATTTTAGCCAACAAACCATACAAGATCAAATGGCAGCCCTTTCTCAGGGTGGAGCTATGACCGAAGGTATCAGAGATTTATCTGGTGCTGCAGCAACATACAACCGTCAATTTAATTTATCAAATGCTGGCGGCGTTATGGGTAAGATACAGGGCAATACAGGAATGAATTCCTCTTTGACTGATATGGCTTACCAAAGATTAATGACTGAAGCAGTGCGCCTAGGCGTTGATACATCAACAATGCCACGAGAGATGGAAAAGATGACTCAAATGGCTGCTGAATTAAGCACCGCTGGGGGAGTGAACGCGACCGGAATGGCTGATTTATTTTCCGGTGCAATTGGTGGTTTTAATCAAAAGGCATTGCAATCTGCAGCATCTGCTGCTGAAGACTACAAAGACACCAGTAAGGGCGCAGCAGGCTGGGAAGGCCAAATGGGTTTTGGCTTCTTGCAATCTAAGAAAGCTAAAGATCTATTAGGTGGAAAGCAACTCTCTGCTAAACAAATGAATACTCTCAATCAAACGTCTGCTGCAGAGCTTGATGAAGAGGGCTTTGCTCGCATGGCCGCAGTTTACACTGATGGCGATGTTGATAAGATGAAGCAATTGTTGCAAGAAAAAGATAAGTTCAAACAAGGTCGTACAGATACAGAAGATAAGGCCTATCAAGATCTTCAGGCTTATTTTAAAGAGTCTGGCGCTGATACTGTTGAAAAACGTAGAGCTGCTCTTCAGACTGACAAGGGTCGTAAACTATACGAAGCTGCTCGTACAGAGCGTGGCGCTACTCATGGTGATTTTTTACAGAAATCACAAGTTCAGCAAGAATCTGAAATTCTATTGCAAGCCGCTCCTGTTGGCCCTTCGGCTACAGACTTGGAGTTGATGGATTCTGAGGCTGGCAAAAAAGTAGCTGCTCAAAAAGGCAAAAAAGAAACCAGAGCTGCCGCCGTTGAAGAAGGAGCTATTGCTACTGGTGATATGGCCAGAATCGAAGCTCTCAATGAAAACCTTGAGGGATTCAAAAAAGCTGCCGCAGGGTATACAAAATACGCAGTTGAGTATAACACTCAGTTTGAATTGATGGTAGAGGCTACTAAAAAGGGCGCAACCTCAATGACAGATATCGCTAATCATTTAAGCGCTTTGGAAAAGAAAATGGCAGACGATGCTGCACAAAATGGCGCTGTTCCTGGCGCTAAACCTGCAAGTGGCGCTACTGGTGATTGGTAATAGTAAATGGGATATATACGAGAGATTAATCCAAATTCACGCGATTCTCATCAGGTAAGCCCAGCTTATGTGCTTACTTTTACGCGCTGGAGTAATCGAGATACGTTTAATTATAAAGATCAAAAACCTCTAGATGTTAGAAAACCATTGGTAGTTTACAATGATGCTATTTCTGTAGTAACAACCGATTCAAAAGGCTCGATGTCTGCAACTGCCACTGTTGTTTTGAAGTGCGGAGATATTAACTATGCTACAGCGCTTCACCCAGGCGATTTTATGATCGTCAATCTAGTTGATTGGGATAGCGAAGCTCAGGCGATACACGATAAGGCATTATTGTTAAAGCCTATTAATGAAGTAGACGATGGTTTTAAGGGAGTTTACAAGATTCAAAGCGTTGTAAAAACCTTGAGAGTTGATAGGGCGAGCGGTAATAAACAGCTATACGTTACAGTTACAGCCGCTTCGCATACAGAATTCAATAATGTTATCTATTATAATCCAGCGATTGCCGCTTCTTTTAGTGAAAAGGGAGCTGCTCTGTGGGCCACTGCAATTGGTGACTACTATAGCGATAAGCTTAAATCTGAATCTTCATGTCAGGAAGTAGTGAAGGATTTGTTCAAGATACTTGTTGGTCAATCGCATAAGAAGCCAGACCCTAAGATCAAAAACTATGGAAACACTCACTTCAGAATACCAGCAACCCTTGGTGCTTTGCTTGGCCGACCTGATATTAAGTTTGCAAACGAATTTTTCAACTATGTAGTTGGTATGTGGAAAGATTCTAAAGAATCTAAGGTAAACGATAAGAATATTGGACCAGGCTTTAATCCTGGTTTTGTTCAGGATAAGAATAGACCGAACTTTATTACAACTGGAAGACCGATTCAGGGTCGCAAAGAAGTAACTCTTGAAAACTGGAATAACCAAACCTCATGGTCTATTATTCAAGGTAATATCAACTCTGTTTTGAATGAAATGTATACAACACATAGAGTTGGACCAGATAATCGTATTTATCCAACAATTGTTGTAAGACAAAAGCCGTTTACCACTGATCACTTTAAGGATTCGCAGCTAGTTACAAGGTTTTCGCAGGTTCCTAGATGGAGAATTTCATCTAATCTTCTGTATGATCTGCAAACAAGCAAGAATGATGCTGCACGTTTTAACTTTGTGCAAGTTTATACAAGACAGTTGGCTGATACTGCTGAAATGGATATGGCCCAACAAATCTCTTTAGGTAACTTTGTTTACGATCAAGGAGATATCCAGCGTCAAGGCTTGAGGCCATATGTCGTCACTTCTAACTTTGACTTTCCTGCAGGTAAGGGTACGAATAGCGACAAGCAATTACATGGATACATATGGTCTAGAATCGTTGGTGACTGGGTTATCGATGGTCACTTGAAAGAATCTGGCGTCCTTACTTTCCAAGGATTGAAAGACCCTGTTGCTGTTGGCGACAATTTGGAATTTGATAATGTTATTTATCATATTGAGGGCGTTTCTCACACAATGACAATTAATGGAGATAAGAAGAGCTGGACAACCAAGCTCACTGTTACCTATGGTATTGATATGAGCAGCTCTAAGGCCGGACCAGTTTACGCCAACATGACGCACACAGATGCTCAGACGCAAAACGACGAGGATTGGGTAAACGAGCGTATCTTGCCAGGTATTTCGGATACTCAGGATATAACTGGAAGAGTAAATGGTGAAGAGATTAAACCTACTGAACAAATTAGCTTCACTCCAAAGAAACTTCAAAAGCCTCGCAAGAATGCAAAGCAAAGAAATTCGCGTAACGATGGAGAGAATAACTAATGTCTATAGGATATAAACCAGTTTTACCATCATCTATTCTAGCTGGCCGTGGGCCAATGGATATGAATTTCTCCAAAAGCCTTGGCAATAACACATCTTTGCGCCTTGGAGTTGTGGTTGATATTATTGAAATTGAAGACGAACGCAACCTTTCTAAGTTAATGCCTGAATATGATGTGATGGTGATCGAGAACGATAACACATCAATTTATAAACACTGCATGTCTTTTGACACTTTTGGGGGAGTTGGGGATTATTTCACAGCTAAGCTCCGAAAGCCTAAAGACCCAAAGAAAGTAAAGAAAAGCTCATCACTAAAGAAGCAGAATGGCTCAATCGTTCTACTGTTGTGTATTGATGGTTCTTCAGAGCAAGGTATTATTGTAGGAGCAATCGCTCACCCAGATCGTAAAAATGGCAAGCTTACTAAAGCTAAGGGCCATCATATGGAAGGGGAGTTTAACGGAATCAATTGGGCAATTGATAAAGACGGCGCTCTCACTGTTACTTTTAAGTCTGCCACTGACAATGATGCAAAGCCACAAAATGCTAAGGCAGGCGGCTCGACCATCAAGATGGAAAAAGATGGCTCTATCCAGGCTTCTGATGGCAACAAAGAAACTATCAGGATTGATAAGACTAAGAAAACGATCAGCATGACGGCTGAATCCGACATCTCTGCAACCACTGATGCAAATGCAAATATCACGGCTAAGAAGAATATCAACGCTAAGGCAACGGCTAATTTGCTTGCAGAAGCAGGTGGCTCTGCCACCATGAAATCAGGCGGCGCATTTGATATTAACGCAGGCGGCGCATTTAGTGTAAAAGCTCCGAGCGTTAACATCAACTCTGACGGAGCTGCCATGGTTAAGGCCAGCTCTGTTAATTTGAATGCACCTTCCGTTATGGTAGGCCCTGGTGGAAGCCCAGCAGTTACTCTGAGCACTCAATTTATGGGTATTGGTAACTTAGGAATGCCAGTAATTTCAGTAGCAATTGGACCTTTTTCTGGGTCTGTTTTTGTAGGAGCATAGGAGAATAATTTGGAATATATGATGATGTTAGGAATGGCAGTGGTTGGTATGATTGCACTGCAATTCACAAAAGAGAAGCATACAATGGACGTTAAATGGGATAAAATAGCTCAGTTTATTGCTTTTCTATTTGTTCTTAGCATCTTCCGTATCTCAGCGTTTAGTTTCTTGGTTGATATGGGCTTGATGAAGCAATTGCCCACAGTTCCACCGGAAATTGCAGGGTCCAGATGGACACTTTGTCTTGTCTTCTGGGAAGATATGTTCTTTGGACTCCCACTATATTTCATCCACAAATACATGCATGGGCCTGTTAGCAAACACCTCAAATGGCCGCTAACTATACTGATTTCAATGCTTTTTGCTTCAGGTCACGCTTATCAGGGCTTATATGGCGTTTTGGTAACGTCAATCTATCCGTTCTTTATCTCAAAACGATACGGTGAGAAGCATGGCTTTGGAACCGTGATGCTTTGCCATATCCTTTACGATAACTTCACGTTCTATTCGATTTGGCTACTCCCATATTTGTTATTATAGGGAAGATTTTTATATTTAACAATCTTTTCACAATTAACATAACTAATTGAAATAATTAATAAAATTTAAAAAAATATTTTTAATATTTATCAAAAATAACAATCTCTGTAAGAGTGGTTACAATAAGAGGTTAGAAAATGAGTATTTCAAAGAGATCAAAAGAATATCTAACAGTTGCATTTGCCGATCAAGAAGTAGCGAATGAAGTTATAGAACTTCTTAATACCGCAGATAGACTTGTTCGTAGAATGGAAGCTTTGCTCCAGAAAATGGATTCAGATACTGGTATATCTGATACAGACTATGAAGATACTGTAGAATCCGTAGATTAGGAGAATATATGTCACAAAAACCATTGAGTGAAATTTACCATAAACCTGGCAATATGTCGGAAGAGGTAGATTATACTTTGACCGAGATGAAACAAGCCTTTGATATTATAGAGCAAAAGTTAGAAGAAGTTGTAAAGATTAACGATATACTGCAGATTCAAGAGATTAATGATGCAAATTATTCTAATAAGAATGAAACAGACAATGCCTTGTCGTTAATTAATGATAAGATTGAAAAGTTAACCTTGGCTATTCAGGCCTTGGCTGACAAGTTAGATTCAGAAGACGTTACCAATTTAGATAATAACTATCGTTCCACAGTGGACGATGAAATAAATTAAAAGGAGAAAAAAAATGAGTACACTACAATTAAAAGGACTTATAGTTGGGTCTGGAAATAAGGCTCCAGTTGCAATTGAAGCTGCTATTCCAAAAAGGGATAATAGTATATCTGCAACATTAGATTATAAAGGTGCTTGGAGTTTAGTTAGGTCTAGCGGCTCAGGATATGGTCACATCTCTGGTGAGGCAAAATCCTCATCTAAACCAACAATAACGTATGAGGTTCAAATTAATGATACTCAGCTTTATGCCAAAGGTCAGGCAATTGACGGAGTTCTGTTGGTAACTCCAGGCATGTTTGGAAATACAAGTGAATATGAATCATGGGCACAGCCCATTGAGGCAGCATTGCCAACAATGCCAACAAAGGAAACTGTATTTAGTTTTTTAGATCGGTCAAATGTTAACACCACAGTATTGTTAGTTCCAGTTCCGGCTTCATCTATTACTGAAAACATCGGCGGTTCTAATTATACAGATTGTACAGAAGCCTCTTTAAAATTTTCTGGAAAGGCTGAAAATTTATCGATTGGGTCTGGCAATCAATATTTTGACTGGAGTTTTATAAATGCTAGTGACTATATTACAACTGGAAGCTTAAATATTAATGGTTCAGGAATGGCCAAAATCCAAAGTTCTTAAAAAATATCCAAACAATCTATTATTGTGATAGATTAATTATTCCTATAACTTAATAATCTCATTATGAGAATAATTTAAAGGCGCTTGACAAAGCGCCTTTTTTATTGTATTCTATTGTTGAACTGCAGTAATGGCCGCTGAGTCCGTGGCGGTAACGGAAAGAAGTTCATCTACTGGCAAGGTACTGCAAGCGGTAGAAGGCGTAGCTCACCTAGTAACGAGCCGTTTTTTTAAGGAGATTATTATGAAAGTAAAAGATAAATCAGGTCGTCAAATCGAAATTAGCGTTTATGGTCGTTATGAAGACGATATTCAGATTGATGAAGCTTATTACACTGATTCTGAAGAAGAAGTTTCCGATGAAACTCTGGACTATATTTACAGTCAATATGCTGATGCTATGTATGAAGAATGGTATGATAACAAAGTAGGCGAAGCCGAATATTATTACGAAGGAGATCGGTAATGGAAAGCTCTACATTTAAGGGTTTCTTTTTTCTTGTCGTGATTCTTATGGTTGTCATGTTCGCAGCCCAATTGTGGTTTGGTAAAACTATGTATGAGAGCTGCATTGAAGAGGGTAAGTCTAAAGCTCAATGTTTAAAAATGCTAAACCGTGAAATGGGCGGTCGTGGACACAATATTACAGTAGATGAGGAATAATTATGAATTACGATGCGTTGTTATTGAGAATTCAAACTGTTGGCGCTGCCTATTTGTTAGGTGGTTCAGCACCTGCTGCCTATGTATTGATCGCATGGTCAGTAATGGGCTTTTTTAGCTTGTGGAGATAACATGAAAAAAGTAGTAAGAGACGGAAAGGTCGCAGTTCTTTATTCGCCTGGCTATGGTGCTGGTTGGCACACTTGGGGAGCGCCAGTTGAAATGGTCTTTGACCCAGAAATCGTTAAGATGGTTGAGGAAGAGCGTTTTGACGATATCGAAGCCTATGTGGAATCGCTTGGCCTTGATTTCTATACAGGCGGCTCACATGATCTTAAAATTAAATGGATTCCAGAGGGAACTCAATTTAAAATTAATGAGTATGATGGTAGTGAATCGATTGAAATTCTTGGACAAATTGATTTTTTAACTGCGTAGGTTTTTTTAAAATGAATGAATATAGATTTTATGATAATGAAGCTATAAAGAAAAATGACATCCTCCTAATACCCTTTGGTGGAAGGGTACCATCGGTATATCGTGTATTACGAGCAAATAAAAGAAAGATGTTTTTAGAAGTGATTGTTTTGGCAGATAATTACGAAAAGACTTCACTGATATCTGGAACAAGGCTTAATGTTGGCAAGGCTATTTATGAAGGGTATTGGTGTTTTTGCGTGGTAAAAGACAAAAAACCTACTTCTCCTAGAATAATAGAGGAAAAGCCATGAAAATCGCATTTGACGTTAAGGGTACAATCGAAGGCTATAAAAAGAAGCAAGTGCTTCGTATGTTTGAGCTTTTCCAAAAGGCTGGGCATGAAGTGATTGTATGGAGCAATTCATACAGCTTTGCCGTTGATGCGATTGAGGATAACGAGCTGACCAACACAAGGGCTGAATCCAAGGGCGATAAATGGAATACCTCTGAAGAAAACTACTATGATTTGGCCATTGAGGATGATCGTCAACAAGGTCAATGGCTTGCGGCTAAGAAATTCGTATTTGTTGATGACATTCCAGATGAGATGGTTTTGGTGGATGTTTTGGTACAAAATATATTGGGGAGTTCTAATGAAACTAAAATTTAAGGGCGCAAGGGTTTATTATAAAAAACAACCAATAGGTGTTGTGCATGGTGCGATGCTAACGGCAACTCCATACGATGGACAACAAGTAACTTTTAGTGTTGAGATCAACAGGCTTCCCAAAGGCTTGAGCATGAAAGACTTGCAAAAAGCCTTGTCATATAATTCTTTCTCAAACAAAAAGAGCAAATAATGGCAACGTGGGGTAAAAAAACTATCAAGGTCAACAAATACGAACCAGAAACCACGTTGTATTACGATTACAACACCACTGTTGACGCTTATTATTTTAGATATAAAGGCCAAGAAGATTACGGACTTGGCTATGAACAGTTCGATGTAGAAACTCGCATGAGCCAAGAGCAGGGCGAAGCTATGATGGAGGCCCTAATCAATCATATATTGTATTTTGAATGCTCAGGCGATGAAGAAAAGTTCATGGAAGAATATGTGAAAAATAATAGATTTAGGAATCAAAAATGAAATGCGAATTTGAACAAAAGGGTATTGGCGAGCCAACGTGTTGTGAGGGCGAGGTAAAGCTGCGCCATGCTATGACCGCTTATCACTTTGAAGGTGTTAAAAATAGCCCAGAAGACCCGAATAGGGATTTCTATGCATGTGAGGGTTGTTATCAGGCCTATGTAGAATATTGGCAGTATATGTGGGATGAGTATTATTCATCCGTTAGGTAATGTGGTATAATATAGTAATGCCTAAAGCTTTGAGCGAAGCCCTGGTTTGTTACCAGGAAGAGGTCAGCGTAGCGTACTGATGGGCAGGTTTATTAGGAGAATGTATGAAAAGGCGCAGTTTTTTACTTGGTTTGGGCGGTTTAGGCGCAGCTTCTTTAATACCAACCAGTTTACTTAAAAAAGTATCCATTAATTTACTTCCATACACAACCCCACAATGGGCACCAGCCACTACAATAGCAGCTACCCCTTATATTCTCTATCAGTACAACAAGTGCGTTGCGATTTCCCCATGCCTTATGGAGAACACCTACATTAGATGTTTCGAGCTGGTTATGGCTGCAAATAACATAACTGAGCGAGATATTATTAATGAATTTTATTCAAAATATGATGAAGATGAGGCCTTTTTGACAACTACAGCAGCAGAAGGTGATTTCGGCATGGGTTTTGGAACATTTAGACGACACAACACCGTAGGATGGCTAAAGCAACACTTTGAGGGAATGAGAGAAAGACAGTTGTCTGAAGTAGGTCGCAGGATAGAAAAAGATATTCCAAAGCTTGGTAAATATATTTACACTGCTCATAGAGATGGAAACTACATCGTTCACACATCTAAGTACGAAAACGGAAAAGAAAAAGTTAGAAAAGAACGTCTATATGATATAGAAAGCTACGCGAAGGAAATGGTTTCTGGAAGGGTACGGTATAATTCACCACAAGAGATAGCCCGAAGAAGAGATTATGAAGTTTATTATAAGAATAATCACTTTCCCACAGATAGCAGGTGGAGCTAATATATGAAAAAAGAATTCCACGCATTTGAAATTCCAATGCTTTCTTTAAAGAAGTTCTTAAATGAGGTTCAAAAGGGCGACGATATGCGTGGAAATACGGTTGAGCGCGTTGATTTGGTTGGCGATATTTATGTTGTATTGATTTCTTGTGAATACAGCTATCCGTTTATTATCAATAACTTAAGAGATCTGGAGAGAGAGTTTTATGAAGCGATCAGAAATGCTCCTAATTATTGAAAAAGAAATGTATCGCAAGCGCGGTCGCACAGAGGATTTGGACCCAAGAGTTCAAGCTGCCCTTATGCTTGATGTTATTGAAAAAGCTGGCATGGCTCCTCCAACGCTTCCATCTGACTATTGCCAAGCAATCATGCAGGTTTATTATGCTGGATACACCTTTCATCAATGGGAAGAAAGTGTTAAACAAGATTATAAAGTAATGGAAGCAATGCGTAAGCGAGAAGAGATTAAGAAGCTTACTCCAGCAGAGCGATCTGCTAGACTTAGAGCTTCTGCTGCGAGAAGGACTGGGCGATGAAAAGAAGTGAAATGGTTGAATTAATGGTTAAGGCCTATTGTGCTTATTCTGGACCTTTAATTGACCATCAATTTAAAATGAAGCGAGTTCTTGAGGCTATGGAAAAGGCAGGAATGCAGCCGCCACCTCATCAAGAGGAATACGGCACTGGATACCCTGATGAATATGGTCATGAAATCACCGATGTTCAGTGGGTTCAAGGCTGGGAACAAGAAGAGCCTGAGCGTTCAGGAGCGGTGTGAAAAAGAAAATTAACGGCAAAGCTTTAAAACGTGCGTTCTGGTCGTCTTTGGCCAGACTTATTGGTGTTGGGCTAGGAGCCGGAGCTGGTAGTTTATTGCACCAACTTATTGGCGGTGGTTTTTCAGGATGGGGAGCGGCGGTTGGAATGGCTGTACTTAGCTTTTTGCTAATGACCTTCGCTGAATATGAAAGAGAGATTGAGTAATGTGTATCATATGTGTAGAATTAATTAAGCAACAGCTTACCATCACAGAGGCTGAAAAGAATCTCGGTGAAATGGTTAATGATAACAGAGAAACGCTCGAAAAACTTAACCATTATCGCAAGCTTAAGTATGCTGTTGAAGAACTAGATATTGATGAATTAGACAAATTGTTGGATGAGGGAACAAATGACATCGAATGAAGCAATTGTGTTTTTCGTAGTGGGTTTTTTCAGAGCAGCCGCAATGACATTTGCAATAAGCGTTGCTTGTTATTGGGGATATGATCTTGCAGCAATTCTATTGGTAGGCGCTGCTGGCGGTGTAATGACCATGAAACGTATGGAAGGCGAATCGTGAAAGATCAACAAGTATTTGATAATTATGAGCATTTCTGGAAAGAAATTGTAGAGAATCCAGATGGTACACTCAACAAAGAACAAGTGATGAGAGAGCTGCATGACTTTTCGACACTTATTGGCAATCTCAGTAAGCTTTATTGCTATATTTCTGGCAATGTTGTTAGCAAGCCGATGACAAGGCCAGAGGCTGTTTTGCAATTATTCGAGGAACAATTAACAGAAGCGTATGAGCGTGGATATCAAGAGGCAATGGAAGACCATTTAGGTCCAGGAAGTAACGATGAATGATGGGTTGACCAAGGAAGAACGGTGGATGGTTGAGCAAATCAAGGCCCAACTGCCACTCATTGAAAAAATACCTAATCCAGACAAATCTCGCTGTTTACTTGGCCTTGCATATGAATATTTCCTTATGGATATGGAAGAAGAGGCCTACAAGCTTTTAGAGAAAGCAGACCCAGCCTATTTCAGTGAGCAACTGGGCAAAGATATGGAAGAAATGTCTGAAATGACAGAGATTGTCATGAGAATTCTCGATAAATTGATGGATATCGGCGTTGTTGTGGTTAAGACTAAATGATTTAATGGTATAATATAATGTGCAGTTTCGCGCAGGCTGTGGAGAGGGAAAGCATCCTCTTAGATGCGCCACTGGAAGTGCGAGCTACCCTGAACTAGATGCATGTTCAGGATGTAGGGAGACTAGCGGTAGGCATCTACTGACGACAGTTTGAAACCACCTGAACCCCAGCCAGTACGCCACTGGCCTGCACGTTTTGTTTTGTTTTTGATTTGTGGCATATAGCTCAGTTGGCCAGAGCGTCTGAGATGCTCGTCTACGGACGGCTTCGCTGCTTCTGTGATGGGAGCCAGAAGGTCATAGGTTCGATTCCTATTATGCTACTTTATTTTTGTGTAGCGGCGTGGGAAGCTGTATAAGGGGTAGCGGTCATTCGTTACTTAAATCATTCGATAGCTGGCGGCCCTTATCTAGAGACACGCAGATTCTATAGATTATTGACTATAGGATTAAAAGACGATGGAAAAGCAATTGCGGAGTAAAGGCCGCCTTTCTCTCCAGCAGATCGTTGTCTGGCGAACTCGTCAATGCAGGTGGAATTCCTGAGTCGGAGTAGCGACCGACCTACACATTTAGTTTTTGTTTTATGGGTAAGGTGACTTAAAACGTCACTAGCGCAAGGTGTGACGCACGGAACATGGAATTGGTATAAATCCATGGCGTACAGCCCGATGACCCTGACGAGAGACCAAGACTCCACTAAAGACCTGAATTGTGGCCACAATCAGGGGATAATGTAGGTCGATAACGGAGCGCGGCTTGCGACCGCTTACTTTTGAATTTGAAAAAGGAAAGAGTAGTAGGGTTGAACTTTCCTTGCGATAAGACTCTGGCAACACCAGAAGTAAACTCGCCTTGATAAATAAACAACTCATTGATAGCGTGGTGAGGCCCGAATAAAGAATGGATTGTACAGTCTATTCTAGCCTCTAGCCTGCGATACACAGGTGATGGTGTTTCGGACGGAGCAGAAAACTGGTATTAAGTCTGCCTAGTGCCGATTGCGAATAAAAGTAAAGGCACACCCCACGCTTCTCTTTTTAATAGCTTTAAAAACAGCTATTAAGTCATTTTTCGCCTATAACGACTCTAAATGAGACGATTATAGCGAACATCTTGCAAATCACAGAAAATTAATGTACTATTATGAAAACGAGCAATAAAGCTTGTGGTATAATGTTTTAGAACAATAACAAACTCCCGAAAGGGAAAAAAGGAGAAATGTACATGAAAAAGTTAATGGTGATGCTTTGTCTGTTGGGTGCAGTTGGTTGCTCCCCAGATCGAGAGGTAGTAGAGATCGTAAATGGAACCCCAGGAACAAACGGACATTCGCTTGTTTCTCAATATATGGCCGCCACAGAACTTGAGTGTGATAGTGCAGGCGGTAGTCGTCTAGACATCTATATCGATATGGACGATTCTTTGACGCCTTCAGAAGGCGATAACTATCAGAATTCTTTGGTGGTTTGTAACGGCTTGAATGGATTAAACGGACAAGATGGTCAAGATGGTCAAGATGGAACTGACGGCAGTAACGGCGAAAACGGACACGATGGAATCGCAGGTCCTCCTGGACAAGCAGGTCCTCCTGGATTAAACGGAAACCCTGGACAAGACGGCGCACCTGGACCTCAAGGACCTCCTGGAACACCTGGCGCACCTGGACAAGACGGCGCACCTGGACAAGATGGTAAAGATGCACACGTAACTCCTCGTAATGTTGGCGCAAATTGCACAAACATTCATCCTAATTACGATGCATTGATTAAGAACAATACTGTTGAAATTTACACAGCAAATGCAAGTCATTCTTGCCCTGCTCCTAACAAAGTATTTGTTTTGACCTCATCTTCTTCGACTTTCTGGCTGTCAGCTACTGAACTTGCTGTTTTTGTTGACCCTGCTGGTCTTCGTATCTTAAACTATGGTTCAAACTAAGGAGATGACAATGAAAACATTTATTGCAATTCTAATCATGGTCTCTCCGATGCTGGTGTTTGCTTCTGAAACTTGCTCGACAAGCTCAGGTGCTGAAACGGTAGAAGAGACTAAGGAAATTACAACAGACGTTCCTGCTCATCTTAAAGGCGCAACAATCATTGTTCGCACTGCAGATGGTAAGGAAACTTCGGTGCCTGCAGAAAAGTTTAAGGTTGTTCCTCGTAAACAACAATTCCTTGTTACGAAGACAAAACAAACCGATAAAACTATGTGCAGTACAGACCCTGCTAAAAATCGCGTTTCTTTGTTGGCTGGTAACGGCCCTAAAGAAGGTCTTGATCGTTCAAAGACAGCAACAACTGTAACCGTGGAATCACGAACAGGCGCTGTTGGTGGACTTCAGTATCAGCGATTGACCGATCTTAAAGTATTGGGTATGCCACTGTCAGTTGGCGGTCAGCTTCAAACAAATGAATCAGCATTGGTTAATGTTGGTTTAGACTTCTAAGTTATTGTTCGGCGCTAGGGTTCGCTCTAGCGCCTTTTTTATAGGGGGAAGTGTAAATGAAAAAAATTAATCTAGCAATCTTGCTCTTCCTCGTTTCCGTTCTATTAGGCATGTTCCAAAGCTGTGGCCCACTAATGCCAGACAATAAGCCTACTTGCTGCATGAGACCAACAGCACCTTCAGACCCTACATTTAAACCATATGTAGATGAATTTTTGTACTATCAACAGAAAAAATCAACTTCAATACCTGTTTATTTCGCAGATTTAGAGCCAGGAATAGCTGGCGTTTGCCATTATTTCCGAGTTGGCTCAGGCCCTATTCGATGGGGATATATTGAGATCGATAAGGAATATTGGGGATATATTTCAGAATTTCAAAAAATCAATTTAATATTTCACGAACTTGGCCATTGCGTTTTAGGCCGTGATCATGTGCCTTGGGGAAATTCAGTAATGATGTGCCCACAGAGCATGATGTACGATACCGTATTGAGTACGCAATGTATGGAAGATAACTATCAGGCATACCTAGAGGAAATGTTTCCTAACTTTCCATGGAGTACAAATGGACAGTAAATTTAAAGTTGGAGATAAGATTAAAGCACCATCTAGTGACCGAATGGGATGGCATTTTGCTACCATTCAAAAGATAGAAGCTCTTGCTAAGAATAATTTTGATGTTGTTTATTGGGTTGAGTGGTATCATTATCCAGACAAGACATTTGACTATAGAGCCGCAGACGTTGAAGATTTGTGGGAGCTTGCAGACCCATGTCCAGTGGTTAACATGACCATTACATTACCGCGCTCCATAGACTTTGTACCTATCGAACTTACAATTGAAGATATCAAGGTTGCTGGCTGCGATCATAAATGGATTGATTATCACGGCTTTTTAGAAAACTATCAGTTTTGTGCTAAATGTGACGAAAAGAGGAAGTATGAATAGTTTTGCAGAATATTTAAGAGGAGTTGTTCTAGGTGTGGTTCTAGGTATTTCTGGAACTAGAGCTTATCAGGCAACATTTACAACATTTAGCGAAGTTATGTATAAAGAATCAAAGGTCGCTCAAATTGTTGAGGATACAAATACACTGTCCTGTGTTCAGGGCGTGGTGGAAACGGTTCAGGTTTTTATGGGAGAGAAGACAAAGGGTCCAGATTGTGATGCCATTGCAAAGCGATGGGCCGACATTTACAGGGAGAAGAAAAAATGAACATTATGAACGCATATCACCTTATTCTTAGATATCCGACCCTAGGAAACTATATTCAGGAATCGTATAATCGTGGCAATGATGAGGAATTAATTGACTTTTTGTTTGCTTTAGACACCGAACCTGTGTTATACTACAATTAAAGGAGAATTTATGACAACTTTAATTTTTGTATCTATTTCGGTGATGAGCTGCTATGGAAATGTTCTGACTACAAACTATGGCGCGTTGCAAAAATGCCAATATGGGCACGAATTAATCGTAAAGGCCGAAGCCCTTAGCATGTTGCAGGAAAAGAAATATTTCCTAGGACCTATTAGCAAAGAAGTTCAAACAGGCTGTCAAGTTACCCTAACAAATGGCCAATCTGTTATGAGTGGCAAGCCATGCCGACGACTCATGGGTGAAAAATGAAATACGAACATAAAATCCAGATGCCTACGGTAACTATCTACACCTCTAAAAAGGTTTCAAAAAGAAAACTAATCGGTGAGGCGCTGTATATCTTGTTCACTGAACTGGAAAACAACAGTCTTTATAAAGAATCTCAGAAAGAGTTTAAAGTTAAAACAACTACGGAGAAAAAATGAATAACGTAATCTCCCTTGGAAAGAAAGCTCCAAAAACCTATAAATTGGTTGTAGAGTGGACCATCCAGAAAGAGGTATTGGTAGAAGCCGAGTCATTTGAAGAGGCCGAGTTAAAGGCTTTGGAAGAAATCCCACCAGATGGATTTTTCAGCCGTCTATTTACCATGGAGAGCGAAAATGAGTGATATTAAGGAAATGATTACAAGATGGGCCAAAGAGCCATATATTGAGCACGAGGATTACAATAAATGTGGTCTTTGTCTCAAAAATAAAATTCAATCTCAAGTTGCCAATGAATTTCTCGAAGCAGGCAAGCTAAGTGCTGAAAATCTCACAGAAATGTTTAATGAGATTGATCGCAGGTTTAAAGAAACAGAACTCTATAAACGAGTACAATCGATGCTAAAAAGCGGTAAAACGATAGAGCAGGTTGCAGCAGAACTTTTAAAAGAAGGTATTGACATCTAGATGGTTTCGTGAGAGAATGTCTTATCTGGAGGTGATCTATGGAAGTAAATGGTGTAGCAAATATTCACTTGATAGTCGATGCGGCAGTTGAAGTCGGAACTATGAATCAATACACGGCTTCTAAAATTAAAGAGCAGCTCAATTTGCTTGAGCGATATATGTTGGCATATGCTGATCATTGCGCTTCTAAACAAGCTGGTTCATACGGAGCATTGATCGTTAAAGTTGAAGAACCTCTATGGCATGAAGTTCGTGAAAATCCCGAACAATATCCGAATGGTAGCGAAAGAATAGCTGGTATTAAAAAACAAATGGGAGTAGAATAATGAAAAACATCAAATCAACCGACCCTCGCAAAAAAGCGATCACAAACGCCATCAAAGCTAAATCAGGCGGCACCAAGGTAACGCTTGTTAAAGAACTTAATGATGGTACTTTTCAGGGCCATGCGCTTAAAACAAACGGAAAGGGTCCACAAACTTCTTTGGGTTTTTTCACTGTAACAAGTGAAGAGGCAGGATTATCTAGTGGAACAAACAATCAGTAACTTTTGGTATAGTTACGCAACCATAGCAATAACGGTGCTATTAACGCTGCCGTTATTGATCGTTTTGTTTGAATGGCTGTGTAGACCTATCAATCCAAGACAACTGGTTAATCGAGAGATTGTAAAGATGATTTCTCAGTATGTCGAAGACAATCCAGACCAAAGGTTTGGACAGGTTCTTAGGAATTTAGGTGTTGTTGTGGACGTTGGAGTCAAAGACTCTGCAGATGAAGAGTGGGAAACTCCAGACTATTATTGGTTTCGTGGAATTCACGAAGAGCCAATAAATACCCTTATTAGAATGAAAAAAGCCCTTAATGGGGAGTTCGTTAATACTAAAATAGTAACAAAAAACAAAGGAGAAAAGTTATGAGTCCGGTAAAATTAGGTGTGTTGGCAGCTACAGGGTTGTTGGCACTGACATTGGTGTTTGGTTCTTTCTATGTTATTGACCCAGGCCAAAGAGGTATCGTTGTAACCTTGGGCAAAGTGTCTACTGTTAGCGCTGAAGGTTTAGGTCTTAAGACACCTCTTCTTTCAGATGTGGTTAGAGTTAGTGTTCGTCAGCAAACACAAGGATTGGAAGCTCAGGCGTTTTCTAGCGATCTTCAACAGGTTAACATGAGTCTTAAGGTTCTCTATCGCATTCCTGAGAGCAGTGTTGTTGAGATTTTCCAAAAATACTCTGGAAACCCTTTCGATAGTTTAATTGCTCCTCGTATTCAGGAAGCTCTTAAAGAGGTTACGGCTCTGGAAAGCGCAGAGGGTATCGCCAAGAAACGTGAAAGCGTTAAGGCTCGAACCCTTGAGCTTGCTCGTACAAAGATCGGGCAAATTCTCGTAATTGAAGACGTTGTAATCGAAAACGTAGCATTGAGTAATGAGCTAGAACATGCCATTGAACAAAAGATGGTGCAAGAACAAGAAGCGGCTAAGGCTAAGTTTATTAAAGATAAGGCCACTATTGAAGCACAAACCGCCGTGATTAAAGCAGAGGGAGAGGCTAAGGCCATTAAAGTGCGCGGAGATGCTATCCGTCAAAACCCTGGAGTTGTACAGTTAATGGTTGCTGAAAAGTGGAATGGAGTAAGTCCACTTGTTGTTGGAGGTTCAAACTCTAACATTATGCTTCCTATCAATACAAAAGAGTGATATGGACAAAAAGAAAGTAGCAATCGTATTAGCAGCAACAATATTGCCTGGAGGGTTAATCGCTCTGGGCTTGTGGAAAGCTTATGAACTCTTGAAAAAGAAAAAGGAAGTGAAAGATGATAAAGCCGATAATCCTAAATGATAATCATGTTGATATTGAAAAAGTTAGCTTTATCGGCAAGATAGACACAAAAGTGTTCGCTCACATTGGACGCAGAATTTATTTCTTTACAATTATAGTGGATGGACTGGACGTTGACATAGAGGCTGATCAGAAAAAAGAAATAAAAGAGTTGCGAAACACCCTGATTTTTAAATGTAATCCAGACTATAGCGAACCCTAATTGTGGTATAATATTACATGGATAATACGTTGAAAGAAAAAATCAGAGCCTCGATGAAAGATCTTCTTGTTGCGCGTGGATGGCCGGATAAGTTGAGTAATGATCAAATCATTCATATGTTGCCTGATCTTTATAAAAAGTTGGAGACCGAAGGTCTATTGAAAGATTTACAGGCTCGTGGTTTCAACTATCAACAGTTTGTAAACATTGCATTGCAATCCAGAGCCAAGGCCGATGCAATGGAACACATGGCTCAGTTTTTTAGAGGTAGAGGTTTTTAATGACGGTAGGACAGTTAATCCAAAGACTTAAAAAATTAAACCCAGACATGCCTGTAGTTATTAAGCCTCGAAGACTTAAGGGCCTGCATGATGATTTTGTTGAGCTTCTTGTTTCGGATATTGTTGAGCTTAAAACTAAAGAGCTGTTCACTAAGCCATACTGGGGTGAGCAGGTTTACGATGCATCTGAAACAACTCATGAGAGAAATACTAAGGTTTTGAGCCTTTCTGGTGGAACTTGGTTTCAACGAGGAAGTGATGAAAAAGCAGATTGATACTGTAACGCTTGTTTATAAGCAAACAGATCTTAATTCTTTTGAGGTTATTAAGGCGTTTAGAGATGAAAAAGAGGCAGAGCGCTTCTGTACAAATCAAAACGATCTAAACCTGCCTGAATTTGATGATTATGGATATTGTGAAGGAGTTTATCATAATTTCTTCACTATGAAAGTGGAGTGATGGATTTACAGACTCAAGAAAAAGTATCTAAACTTATCAGAGAGCAGGCAGACAAGCTTGGTATTGCTCTTAAAGCATTGAGAGAGATCAGACGCCTCAGTGATGGTATGGGTTTTGGAGATTTAGAAGCTGCAGTGGACATTGCCAGCGCAGCTCTTACGGAGATTTCAGACTATGGCAAAAATCCTGAAGATTTATAGCTATCAAGACCCTATTCTCCGCACAAAATGCCGAGATATTCTCCGCATGGAACCGTGGGTTCTGCAGCTTGCCGATGATATGTGGATGACTATGCTTATGTCTAAAGCCGTTGGTCTTGCCGCCAATCAGGTCGGTTTTGATTATAATGTTATCACCATAAAAGGACCGGAATTCCAAGGACCTATGATTAATCCTGTTATTGAAGAGGCTTCTAAGGAGATTTTTCACTATCAGGAAGGCTGCCTGTCTATGGTTGGCTATCAGATGGACACCGGAAAGCGTAGCAAGACAATAAAAGTGTCCTATCATGATTTAGAGGGTAAAAAACAAACAGTTACTCTGTCTGACATGACAGCCGTGATTGTACAGCACGAAATAGACCACCTTCATGGTCATTTAATGACCGATTATCTAGACAAAAGCCTATACAGCAGCAGTAAATAGTCACTTTTCCCCTTTACACAGGTCGTACCTTTATGGTATTATACTAAATATGGGAGGTGAACTATGACCTACGAAGAAATGCATGAAAAATTGATCAAAAAGGTGTACGATAACAACCAAGGTCAGGGATTCTTTGACGATTTGGTTGAGCTTCACAATTTAAACCCCACAGACCCTGTAACCTCTAGAATGTACTCTTTGGCATGGGAAAACGGCCACGCCTATGGATATTATGAGGTTTTTCTTCATTTTAACGACTTGGTACAGGTTTTTAAGGGATGAGCGCTTTAAAGGGTAAATATCCAATTAAGTATCGTCTCAAAGACCAAACTGGTATCTTTGAGGACACTTGGTTTTCTGAGTTTAATCCAGAAAACATGGATATAAATGCTATTTGTCAGGTTATTGAGAGAATAGCAAAAAAACATTTTGCCGACAGTACAGATCAGGACGTTAAAAAATTCTACTGTGAAGTAGGGCTGTATATTAATCCAAAAGAAATAGTTTGGCAAACTGTTAAAACTAAGTGGCAAGTGGTCTTTGATCTTACTTATAAGAATTGGGAGTTTTTGTGAGCGAAGATTCTTTGATAAATCCCAAATTAAAACTCCATAAATATGTAGGCTTGCTCGAATTCTATTTTGAGACAGGCATGGAGCAAATGGGCGTGATTTTTCATGATGATCGTGGCAATCACGAAGGTCCTAAGTGGGACAATCCTAATGAAACCATGATTTATCGGTCACTTTCTTGGGCTATTTGGCTTGGAGATCGAGCTGGACTATATAAAATTCGCATCTTTGATAAAGAAAACAATGTAGTTTACGAAGGCCCATTGACGCAAGATAAGAGAAAGATTAAAGAATCTAAATATTCGATTAGCTTTCTTCCCAAAGAAATCGACAAACGCACCTGGATAAAATATTGTCAGGAAGAGTATAGAGCAGAGCTTTATACAAATATGCTAACGGACGCTCTTCAGCAAGAATATAAGCTTGATTTTAAAATAGGCGAGCAAGTTCACGACGACCTAACGTCCAAAGATGTGGTAGTATTAAACGTAACCCTTGGGAATAATAAAACAGTCGGCTATTGGGTTAATAGCGATTATCTTGAGGGCGGCAGACATCCTTGGGAGCTTTCTAAGATTGACTGGAGAAAGCGATGGGAAGAGGAGAAAAAGAAACATGAAGATTGAAACCGTTGACCTAAATCCCAGTTCTATTGGCGAGAGCCTGGTGCGCTCATTGCGTGAGACCGGATTCGCTGTAATCACCAACCATGGCATTCCTAAAGAAATGTTTGACCTAACCTATGAAACATGGGCAAAATATTTTGCATCAGAAGAAAAATTCAAAGATCTTTTTAGCGCTGAAAAACAGCGCGGCTATTATCCAATGAAATCTGAAAATGCCAAAGGATATGATAAGAAGGACCTGAAAGAGTTTTTCCATATTTATCCTGATATGGTGCTTGAGCCACAACATGGCGGCTCAAATACATGGGCATTATACACATTGATGTCTAGACTTGGCGACAGGCTGTTGAGATTGATTAACGATCACTCTCCGGTTGAATTTCCGGTTCCTTTGCACAAAATGGCCCAGAACAGCCCTCAAACATTGCTTCGCGTTCTACACTATCCTCCTATTGGAGATGATTCTGATGGCGCAGTAAGAGCTGCGGCACATGAAGATATTAATCTAATCACACTGCTTCCTGCCGCAACCTATCCAGGCTTGCAAGTAAAAACAGCTACTGGCGATTGGATTTTTGCAGATCAACATGTTCCGGCAGACGCTATCATTATAAATGCAGGCGACATGCTGCAAGAAGCATCTGGCGGTTATTTCAAATCAACTACACATCGGGTTGTAAATCCTACTGGCCACGGAGCAACCGTTTCTCGCTATTCTATGCCGATGTTTATACATCCTCATTCTGAAGTGCGCTTGTCTGACAGGTACACCGCAGGAGAATATCTTGATGAAAGATTGAGGGAATTGGGGTTAAAATAATGGACCGAATACAACACTTTTATTTGCAGAGAAACATAGATGAATCTGGAGTTTCCGGCACCGGAATTGTAGCTCGTGGAGTTATCCTTCCTTCTGGAACTTGCGTTCTTGAGTGGCAGACATTCCACAGCTCTATTGCTCACTACAAGAATATAGCAGATGTAGAGGCAATCCATGGACACGAGGGCAAAACTCAAGTAGTTATGGGAGACCCACCGCTTAAAAAGGGTCGAAAGAAAAAGGCGGTTGAGAATGAGTAATTTTAAACACGTAAGAATTAAAAAAGATAAATTGCCGAATATTCTAGAACATATGGTAGTATTTAGAGGCAAAGACGTTGCAAATATCAGCGATGAATATTTGAAGCGAGCGTTCGGAGTTCAAAAAACCGATAAATGCCCAGCTACCGGACGCACAAGAGTTCACTTACTTGATAGTTCCAATATGGAAATTTTTGCATGGGTATTTGAGGATTTTGTGGAGGATATTCGTGGGTAAAATGAAAGAACTTTCTATGGAAGAAGAAAAACTCGCTGTCGAATACGATAAATTCGCACAGTCCATGCTTGAATTTGAAGACCTTCAGCGTGAGCTGTTGAAACACAAGTATTTGTATTATGTAAAGACAAAGCCCATCATAAGCGATTATGATTATGATATGCTGGAAGTTAAAAGCCGAAAACTGGCTAAGCAATTAGGCTTTCGAGCAGATGAGTGGGAAGGCCCAGAAGAGAATGAAAAAGATCATGTTCATTGGATGGTTGATTTTGATGAAAATCATCCATTGGCTGCTTCCGTAATAAAAGAGGTGGACGGTGAGTAAGGTAAGAGTTCAACTAGACGAGCTTAAGGCTGCCTTGGCTGAAATCGAAGGTCGAACAAACGATTTAAAAGTCACGATTGAATTTGATGATCGTAAACTGCGTATTTCTGCTGCTGATCGCGGTGAGAATATCGTTGAAGCCGTTCTTTATGAAGATGGCAATCTCGGCGCTCAATTTCGCTGCACAGAGCGATTAATGTTCATGAAAGATAAAAAACGTATTTAAACGTGGTATAATAAATAGAACAATAACGAACTAACAATAAGGAGAAAACATGTCTAGTTCAAATGTCACTGGTAATGCACGTAATGGTGGAAAATTGTTTAGCGACCGCGCTGTCAATTTTCTGATTGTAAACGCTGGCGTTCTTAGCGCCAAATCAATCGCCGGACGCCTTGGTCGCACGACTAAAGCTGTTCGTCGCAAAGCTGAAAAACTTGGTCTAAGTCTTTCGTTGTAATTCCCTCCCAAAATAAACGAAAAGACGTAAAGAAGGCAGGCTCCCCCCTGCCTTTTTTATTTTGTGGTATAATATAATGAGGAGCCTATATGTATAAAGTGGGAGACAAGGTTTCGTATTCTCCTAAAAACCACAAAGCTACGATTATTAGGGTCCTGCCTGGGGACGAATATACTATTGAGTTTGAAGATACTCAGCTTATTCCTCCACAAATGAAGGTTCCTGGCGAATATTTAAGCCGACCTTCCAGCGAGACCAACTGTCCTAGATGTGGCAAGGAATGGACAGAGACTGTTATAGGAAGAAATACGTTTTACGACTGCATACCATGCAAACTTAAAAAGGAGGATGCATAATGGATGAACATCAGAAGAAACCCAAAGTTCTCGTCACTAGTTTTAGTGAAAAGGCTATTGCAGATGTCATTAAAGATCTGGAAATTATTGAACATACATATCAGCCTAATCAGCCGATTTTGGTTCAAATTGACAGCTATGGTGGAGCGGTAGATGGCCTATCAATGTTGTATGATAAGCTGAAAAGCATGGACAATCCGATCATGACCTACACTTCCAGCAAAGCTATGAGCGCAGGAGCCATTCTTTTGTCTACGGCGGCCTCTAAAAATATGCGTATGGCAAGTCCAGAGGCGGTGATTATGATTCACGAGATTCAGTCTGGTGCTGGCGGTGACATTAAAGACATCGAAGACCAAATGGTTTATAATAAAATGGTCAACGACCGCTGGATGAAGATCTTGGCTAAGTCTATGGGCTTGAAAAGTGCCTCTGATATCAGGGCTTTAATCAAGAAAAAGGCCATTGGACACGATATCTATCTTACAGCTCAGCAAGCCTACCAGTTAAAACTGATCGATGCTGTGGGAAGTGTCAAAATGATGCCTTTTTATGGCTGGAATTTCCTTGCAATGAAGTCCGAAAGGTAGTATAATAAGGCCATGAGACCTGTAGGAGATATCTATTTAGATCTGGAAAAGCTCTACGATGAGCTGGTAGACGATCATGGTATGCAGATGGGCGATATGATTTATTGGCTTCATGGCCATTTAAAGATTCATCGTCCTGACTGTATCGAAGAATATGTGGCCGATGGGTCTAATCCTGAGCTTAGATATGGTCCGAAACCTAATCGTAAGAAACTTAGAAAGCAAATAGTCAAGTATCTGCGAACTTGGGAAGGCTGCAGGATGGAAACTAAAGATGCTGAAAATATATTAAAAATGATCGATAAGGAGAATAAATGAAAGCTTTAAATTTGATCTTACTTGCTCTTGCTGGCGCGATGCTGCTTAGCATGACTACTGGAGTGGTTTTGTCTTTAATCCTTCCGCAGGAGATTGCCTCACCTCTTCATCTTGTTTTGTCTTTTCTTATTGGATGGAATGCAAGGCAGGTAACGGAGAAGATTTTAGGATATACCCTGAAAGAAGCTCTAGAGGAAAAAAAGAGTGAATAATTTTGTAATTGGCATTGCCATTCTTATTCTTTTGAACTTATTGATTCCATACTCTCGTATGTTCGATAATTCTGGCGATGTTACTTATACTAAAGACGTTCAACCAATCATCCAAAATCGTTGCTCGCAGTGCCATAATCAAAATTGGCCAGATAAGAATTGGATGGATTACGACACTGCTTTTAAAAATAAAGATAAGATTAAGATGCGCCTTCAAAATCAATCTATGCCTCCTGGAAACACCACAAATATGACAAAAGAAGAGCGCCAAACAGTAATTGATTGGGTTGATGGTGGAGGTAAAAAATGAGCTTAGAAACTGAATTCTACCTTAAAATGTTAGGTGTTTTTGTAGCATCTGGCATTTTTATGAAGATCATGATGATCATGCAAAAACGCAAAGAAGAAGAAGCAGAGCGTAAGTTTCAACAAACTATTAGAATGATTGAGCTTAGAGATCGTAAATACAAACCAAAGGACAAACAATGAATTTGAAAAAACGACTCCTTCATATTGCTCAGAAGTTGGACGAATCTCGTCAGTATGGAAAAACAACTCTACTTGCCAAGATTACCAAAGAGTTGGGTGGGATTTTGCTTGTTCATAATTTTGACGAAGCAAGGCTGCTTGAGAGAAAACATGACATTGTTGTTAAATCCATCGATGTTGGTCTGGACGGACTTACTGGTCCTTTTTTCTTAGACAATCACGGCGCATCTGTTCTTTTGACCAGAGCTGCCAATAAAATTGAAGCTTTGGAAAAAGAGATTGAAGAGCTTAAAACTGGCAAAAAGACAGTAAAATCTAATCTTGATTTTTTTAAATCTGATCTTGATTTTTCAGAAGAGTTGCTTGGCAAAGATATTGGTTTTGAATTTGACTATGGAGATGAGCGATGAAAACACTATATGGCGTTAAATTAACTAAAATTGAGAGCAATCACAAAAATCTTAGAACGGATACTGTTGAGGGCGTTACGGAGATGTTGCCTACAGTTGGCGAATCATTTATTTTGATCGGCAAGCCTTTGACAGAGGGCGCTATCTTTAGAACTGTTTTTACAACAGAAATCCAATTCGTAGAGCGCATGGGCAATGAAATTATGTTTAAAACTCGCAACAGCACTTATAAGGTTGAGATTATAACAGAAGATAATTTCGCTGAAGAATCAGGCCTATAGGCCTTTTAAGGAAATAATGTGGAAGAACTTCTGGTCATCTTTGCATGTTTAAATAGCACAGGATGCACCGAGACTTCCGGTCATTATTACAATACCCATCCACAAGTTCAAGAAATAGTAAAAAAAAGCGAAAAGATGGTCAAGCATTATGTTGGGCCAAGAGTTATTGAATCGGTAGGACCAGTTCTTATGGTTGCTGCTGGCGGCAGCGGAACAATTCGTTTAAATAGAAATTTTAGCTTGCAAGGCAACAAAAATAATGTTACACTTGGATTCACATGGGAGTTTTAGGTGAATTTAATTGAAAGATTACACAGCAAAAATTTAATCAAACCACCAAGCTTTGTTGTCGGTGGAACCCAATATATGACCCTTATGGGTTCGATTGCATATGGAGTATCGTCAGACGCATCTGACTGCGATATCTATGGATTTTGCATTCCTCCAAAAGATTATATCTTCCCTCATTTAGCAGGCCATATTCCAGGGTTTTCAACCCAGGTTCAGGGGTTTGATCAATATCAAGAACATCATATCAAAGAAAAAGACCATAACAAGTCTTACGACTTGAATATTTATTCGATCATTAAGTATTTCAGACTGGTTATGGATAACAATCCTAACATGATTGACTCTCTGTTTACAGCACAAAATATGGTCTTAACCTCTACAAAAATTTCAGATATGGTTCGAGACCAGCGTAAAATGTTCCTTCATAAAGGCTCGTGGCACAAGTTTAAGGGCTATGCCTATAGTCAGATGCATAAAATGAAAATCAAAGAGCCAGACCCAGATTCTGTGCGCTTTGAGATGGTCCAAAAATATGGATATGATGTAAAGTTTGCCTATCATGTTGTTCGTCTTCTAGATGAGGTCGAGCAGATTCTCATGGAAGGTGATATTGACCTTATGAGAAATAGAGAGCAGTTAAAATCTATTCGTCGTGGGGAGTGGAAGATGGAAGATATCGAAGCTCATTTTACTCGAAAAGAAAAAGATCTAGAAACTGCTTACGTTAACAGTAAACTTCAGCATAAGCCAGATGAGAAGAAAATCAGACAGCTTCTTATAGACTGTCTGGAAGAGCATTTTGGCGACCTTTCAACAGCAGTAAACAAAGAAAACGATTCAACAATAATTTTAAAACAAATTAAGGAGCTAGTGAAAAACGTATGAGAACGATAGACATTTATGTTGCTGTTATAGACACATTAATCCTTCTTTTGCTGATCGGATGGTCTTACATGGATAGGCACAATTTATATATTGAAAAGAAAAAAAAGAGGAGAAAATAAGATGATTCTGTTCGTAGCATCAAACCCATCAAAACTTAATACAGACCCAACAATTGCAATGGTAGGCTCTAAATCAGAGAAAACCTTCAATAGCTGGGCAGAATACCTATCCAACCACACTAGAGATTTTGTTGTTATCAACGCTTCCAATAAAGTTTTAAAAGACGGAGAAGTTCTTAAGGTTGAGGATATTGATTTTGAAAAGCTTATTCGATGGACACATGATAAGTATATCACTAAGATCGTGGCGTTAGGAAATGTGGCTTCAAAAGCTCTTTCTTATGTTGGAGCTGAGCACTATAAGTTACCACACCCAAGCCCTCGAAATCGTTTCTTAAATAACACTGAGCAGGTTGAGGCGGTTTTAGAAAATTGCAAACAGTGGCTGGAGACATAGATGCTTACGGCAATGGGAGATGTTCTTAGAGAGGCACATAAGCGTGGGTGGATTACCACTCGTGACGGCAATATTTCTTTAAGGCGTAATGGTAAGTTTTACATCACACCTTCTGCTGGTAGAAAAACCATTATTCATCCAGAACACATTATCAAATTTTCAATTGAAAATAATTTGCTACAAATTCCACCTGATTTTGTGGCAAAGCCTAGTATTGAGCTTGATATGCATTGGGGATTGCAAAGGTTACACAAAGGTACGAGGGCTGTTGTTCATCTTCACCCTACTTATACAATTGCAGCCATGTATGCTGGATTAGATCTTTATCAAATTACCAAAGAATTTCCAGAGCTTAAAAGATATACGAAAATAGGGAATACGGCTTCTTATTCTGAACCTGGAAGTCAAGATCTTGCAGAAAATGTTGTAAAAGGGTTGACGAGGCAGGGTAAATTAGCGTATGATATTATAGGAATGGACAGACATGGTGTTTGTGCTATTGGTAAGAGTCCTTGGGATGCGTTTGAGCATATTGAGCGACTCGAACATATTTGTCAAATTGTATTAGCTTCGGGGAGAAAATAATGCCAACAATTACTGTATTGGTAGGGCCGCCTGGGTCTGGTAAGAGTACATTTGCTAACGATTATTGCAGAAATCATCCACTGCCTCCAAATTGCACCAGAATTAGCCAAGACGATCAGGGTAAAGATGGCCATATGAGCCTTTTCAATAGCGCTTTGTCGGCTCGCTCAGATCTTGTTATTGATCGCATGAATTTTGATAAAAATCAGCGTGAGCGATATCTTAAGCCTGCTCGTGATGCTGGATATGCAACTAGAATCATTGTTTTTCACGTTTCTTTGAAAACGTGTCTTGAGCGTTGTGCTGCAAGAGAAAATCACCCAACTATTCAAGATGCGAAAACGGCCAGTCAAGCTGTTAACTTCTTCTTTAGTAAATATGAGCGAGTTCAGGATGATGAGGCTGATGAGGTTATGCGAATGGGATGGGTAGATATTAGAGCACCAAAGTGTATTTGGTCAGACCTTGACGGAACTGTTGCTGATGTTGAGCATCGCCGCAGACACGTTCGTCCATCCGTTGTAGCCACGACCCATCGTTTGGAAGACTTGCCTGCTGAGCCAGTTAAGTTTAAGCCAAACTGGAAAGCTTTTTTCGATGAAATGGAACTTGACCCAGTTGATGAGACTGTTAGGTCGATTCTTGATGATAAATCACACACATATCCTATTGTCTATGCTACAGGTAGGCCGGATAATTACAAGCAACAGACAGAAAGATGGCTCATTGAAAATGGCCTGAGATATCCAGGCTCTTCGCTGTTTATGCGTATGCGTAACGATATGCGTAGAGACGATATTGTTAAAGAGATCATTTTGGAATTTGAAGTAAAAACAAAATATAACGTATTCTTTGCCCTTGATGATAGAGATCAAGTTGTAAAAATGCTTAGAAAACATGGCGTAAAAGTTTTACAATGCGCCGAAGGAGATTTTTAATGGAAAGTTTTAAATTTGATGGCTCAGATTATGTGCCCAAAAGAGACGATGTAAGATTGTCGGTCCAATATCTTCGTATTTTTGAATTGATGAAAGACGGAGTTTATCGCACGTTGCTAGAAATTGAGCAGAAAACAGGAGACCCACAGGCTTCTATTTCTGCCCAACTTAGACACATGAGAAAAGAGCGTTTTGGCTCACACGTTATTAATAAAATTTATTTAGGAAAAGGATTGTATCAATACCAACTTATTGTAAATGCAGGAGGCTCTAATGTTTGAAAACGTAAAACTTAGCTGGTTTAAAAAAGCTGCAAAATTGGAAGAGGGCGTTGCCGATATCAGCGCCGGACCATCTGGCGAGCAAGAAGAGCAAACAGATTCTGGCTCAACCTACAAAGTTCCTCTGACTAAGATCTTGGCCATTGAGCCGCATCCTAATGCAGATCGTCTTGAGTTGGCCACTGTTTATGGGTTTCAGGTTATTGTAAAGAAAGATTCGTATAAGGTCGGCGACTCCATGATTTACATTCCTATTGACTCTATCTTGCCTAAGAATTTGGAAGACTCTCTATTTCCTGAAGACTCCAAGGTTAAATTAAATAAGAGTCGAGTTAGACAGATTCGCCTTCGTAAGATCGCTTCTCAAGGCATGTTGATTTCTCCAGAAGAGATTAAGGCTGTATTTGGATTTCTACCCAATGAAGATGAGCGTGATTATTCAAAAGAATTGCAAGTTAAGAAATATCAGCCGCCTGCTCCAAAGTTTCAATCAGCGATGACCGGAGCGCGAAAGGTAAAGCCATTAGAAAATCCTTTATTTCACAAGTATAATGGTCTAGATAATATAAAATGGTTTCCCACACTGTTTAAAGATGGTGAAATCGTCGTAATGCAAGAGAAGATTCATGGTACGAATGCGCGAGCAGGAAAGCTTCCTTTTGTCGCAAACAATCTTTGGAAAAAGATTAAAAAAGCGCTTAAACTAGTTCCGGCCTTTGAATTCTGCTATGGTTCTAACAACGTACAACTTCAGGAGCGTCAGGGCTATACAGGTTTTTATGGAGAGGATATCTATGGTAGGGTTTTTAAAGCGATGGATGTTGAGTCTAGGCTTAAAGATGGCGAGACCATTTTCGGAGAAATCTATGGAGAGGGTATTCAGAAGGGATACAATTACGGTCTCAAAAACGAACAACGATTCATCTTATTTGACGTTAAAGTCCTCGACTATGAAGGAAAACAGCGCTGGCTAGGCCCAGACGAGGTTAAGGCGTTTGCAAAAGAGCGCGGCTTTGATTTGGTGCCAGAAGTCTACAGAGGCCCATTTTCACTGCCACTGGCTAAAGAATTGACAAAAGGCGACTCTATACTGGCTCCTTCTCAGAAGGTTAGAGAAGGCGTGGTAGTTAAGGCTCTACATGGTTATAGCGATGAACGTGGTAACAATAAGGCTTTAAAGGTGATTTCAGAGGCTTATCTAGATAATGCCGATAACACGGATTTCCATTAATTTGACACTGCAGGGGAATTGTGGTATTATAGAAGTATGAAAGTAAACCTAGTTGGAGACATTACAGGATTTTTTGAAAGCTTTAAGGCTTTGATGGGCCAAATGCCCACCGGAGAGCTTTGGGCTTTGGGAGACCTTGTTGATCGAGGTCCTGGCTCTAAACAGGTACTAGATTACTTTATTGATGGCAAGCACAATTCTGTTATGGGCAACCATGATCACATGATGCTTTTTGAAAGCATTCGTAATAATTCTGACGTTAACTCTAGACTTTATCCGTATGGATGCTGGATTGCAAATGGTGGAGATGAGACCACAAAGAGTTTTGGCTTTAAAGAGTGGTATGAGTTTGATTCTGCAAAGATTGATAGTAAATATTTTGAGTTTCTAAAAAATATGCCTCTACAAGTAGACATAGGCGCTCTTAAGTTGACACATGCTCCTATTAACGATAAAAATAATAAAAGAGCTTTTGATTTGAAGGAGATAAACAAAGACCCCTATTTGATTGATAAGAGTATTTTGTGGAACCGTCTTCCTCCTAAAAAGATGGAAGGAAAATTTCAGGTTTATGGACACAATTCTTCCAAGGGGATATTGTGGCATACAAATAAATTTCCTCAAGGAGTTTACATGGCAGACCCTTTTGAGGTTCCAGAAGGAGCTTGGGGAGTTTGTATAGATACTTGGGGTAGAGGATATTTAACTGGACTGCACATCGACACCGTTTTGTTGGCAGACCCGAAACAGGCAATAACCGTATTTAAACAACCTTTTGTGAATTCTGATGTTGCTGCTATAGAGGAAATGATATGGAAACAAAAACAGAGGAAGTAAAAGAAAAACTTCCACAATATACAGAATTCGAGTCTAAATATAGAGTCGAAGGCGACCAGATTTATGCTTTCAAGCAGATCGTAGAAGGCCTTAACGAACCATACGATTTCCTATATGTTCAAGGACCTGATTATTATTTTGTCCGAGATGATGAGCGCTTTGCTAGATATCGCAAGGCCGAAAATGACAAGTCTGGCAGAGCTGAGGTAACTTTTAAGCTCAAGCCTATTGGTGCTAAAAACAACATTCAGCGCAGAGAGTATAATTGGCGAGTAGATAAAACTCCATATACCGAGATTGCCGAAGGACTTGAAGATCAGGGATATAAATTTAACTTTAAGATATGGAAAATGTGCCACATCTATAAGTTTAAAGAGGCAACGCTGGTATTTTATACAGTTCAAGATGAAAAAAACAAACTAGATCACTTTGTCGAGATCGAGCTAGATGAAGCAAGTATTCACGATTTAACTCAAGACGAAGCTATGGAAAAGATTAGGAAATACGAAACGGTACTAGCGCCTCTTGGGATTAGCCATAGAAGTCGATTGACCAAAAGCTTGTTTGAAATGTATGTGAGGGTAAAAGCATGAGCCAAACTTTAATCGGCATTATTTTGTTGGTACTTTTGTCTTTTTCTTTTTTTGTACTTTTTGTAAAGGTGCAAGGTCTTTTTATTCGTAAGCGTCCATTTAAAGTTAAAGATGGCGGCGTTTATGCTTCAGACGTTGATGATACACTGATTATGTGGCGCATTCCAGAGGGCTATACAGGTCCGTTGGTAGAAACAAATTATAATGGCTTTAAAGATAAGGGAATTCCCAACCAACACGCGATTGATCATTTGAAGAAAATGAAGGCTCGCGCCTACTCCGTAGTTGTTTGGTCTGCCGGAGGCTCTGATTGGGCTGAGGTTGTTGTTGAGGCTTTGGGTCTAGAAGAATATGTGGATGTTACTATGCCAAAGATCGATTTTCATCTTGATGACGTTCCAGATGCAACAGATAAAATTGGCAAGTGGCAATATATTAATTTAGATGGCACTGTTTATAGTAAAGATAAAGAAGGTAATGTTCACGCTAGAAAACATGGTATTATACAACCATACGGAGGATTAAATGGACAAAAAAAATCTGATAGGTAAAATAGCGGTTCAGGTTGGTCCTAATAATTCTCTAAGTATTGGGAATTTATACGTTGTTAGACCATATGTTTACGAAGAACTTGACATTGAAAATGGAATAGATCGTCCAGTGGTAGATCTACTTAATATCGAAGAAAATTTAATTGAAACGGCTTACTTATCTCAATTCAATCACAATGGAAATGACTGGAGATATAGAGTTCTTTCAGAAACAGAAATTAATAATTTAAAATTATATCTAAAAGGAGAGTATAAATGAAAAAAAGTCTAAAAATTGAAGTCGAAGGTACAGACGGTGCTGGTAAGACTACGGCCCTTAAATACATGATTGAAGAACTGCAAAAACGCGGTTCTAAAGTTTTGGAAACTCGTGAGGTTGGCTCACCACTTATTCCTATTAATGTGAAGTTGCGAGAGATGGTTTTGTCTCCAGAGTCTAATTTGAGCGGAGAAGCCATGGAACTTATTTTTTCAGCCATGCGTTTTGAAAATGATCGTTTCTATAAGTCTGTAGAAAATGAATATGACTTTATTGTTTCTGATCGCGGTTGGTTTTCACATCTTGCCTATACAGATCACAATGTTAGCGTAGGCTTTACAGAAGATCTTTATTTGAACTTTTTACAGCGTTATACAAACTTGCCAGATGTGGTGGTTTATTTCTCAGTCAACACAGAAACTGCACTAAAGCGACGAGTTAAGCGCGGTGGAGCTGTGGATGTTATTGAAGCTAAGGGCGTTGGATATCAAGAGCTAGTTCGTGAATCATTTGAAAAACGTCTAGATATAAACAAGCCTGTTAAAACCAAGATCTTCCGAGTGGACGCAAATGACACAGTAGAGGGAGTTCGGTCTCAAATTGATACAATCGTCAATTTATTGACCTTAGATAGCGATGTCAAAATCCAAAAAAGTTTATAAAAAATACTTGTCAGGAGATGACATTTACGCTATAATGAATCAAATGGAGGTTTTTATGGCAAAAAGTGCGGAAGAGTTAGCAGATTTGATTGCGGAGAAAAAGGCTAGAACTGAATTGAGAGCCTACGATGCTCTTAAGGCGAAGGTTGTGGCTGCAACATCTAAGATGTTGACTGAAATGAGTTATAGCGAAGAGATCGAATTGGAAGACGATGACCTTTTGGCATTGGCTCCGGTTACAGAGGCGCTTAGAGATCTTGGGTATAAGTTTCGCTTTATTGAGATTCAAAACAATTCCGGCGAAACTTTACAACACAAGCTTCTGGTATCTGTTGAACATTTGAAATGATTAAGAAGAATGGCAAAGTCTATTGTGATGTCTGCAATAAGAGCATTCGTAATTGCATTTATTATCGCATTATTGCTAGTGCATTTTACCATTTTTGTGATGCAGGATGCTCTACGAAGTGGCATGAGAAAAATAAGGAAAAGGTATGAAAAAATGTAAGTGCGGTGAGCCAGTAGAGGCAGATAGATATGATTTCTGCTACGATTGCTGGTGGGCACAAGATCCTCGCAATAAAAACCAAAATCAATACAGGTGTGGTAATTGCGGAGAGACAAAGCACGAGCTTTTTAGTAACAAAGACAAGATCATCGTTTCTTGCATTGGTTGTGAGAACAAATCGGCTATTTCTGTTACACAGCCAAGATTGTCGATAGACTGGGTAGGAAGAAATAAAGGTATTTTAGCTATTTTTTAAGGAGCTTTTATGAAGCCAAGTGATTTTGTTAAAGCATGTGTGATGCGCGAGGCAAAAGATATTCAACCAATTAAGGACCGACTTCAGTCCACTGAAAATGTCCGTCTTCTTCATGCCATGATTGGTATGGTTACGGAAGCTGGCGAGATTCAAGATCAGATGAAAAAGGCTATTTTCTACGGAAAACAGATTGATAAAGTCAATTTGGTCGAAGAATTGGGCGATGTAATGTGGTATGTGGCTATTGCTGCCGACACTCTAGGGGTGTCCTTAGAAGAGATTATGGAGCGCAATAACGCCAAGCTAGAGGCTCGATATGGCAAGGTTTTTACTGAAACAGCAGCCCTAAATCGTGATCTAGACAAAGAGCGTGAGATCTTAGAGAAAAAATAGCAATCTTTAAGATATCAATGTGTAATATTTCATATTGTAATATGGAATAAATCAGTAAAAACAAGGGTTTATGGCACTAAGTCAAGAAGATCGCTTAGCTATTTCAAAGAAAATCGTTGCAATCCCATTGCAAAATGCGGCTTCGGATACTATTACAGCTCAGATAGAAACTGAAAAGCAAAAAGCCCAAAAAGAAGACGATGCCAACAAGAAGCTTTTGGACGATGTTAATGTCTATGTTCATGGCTATCAGTACGAGCTTGAGCGATATGATGGTAATGGTCGAAATCAGCTTTTAGAGCAAGATTTGGTAGACGCTGCCAATCGCAAGCTAAGAAATTTCTTTTTTCCTAACGACCCACAAACACCACTCCCATCGCTGCCCGATGGCGTGTGGAAAAACTTCATTCCTTTTAGTGGAAGCAAGGCGCTTGGAAAGCTTTACGCAGAAACATATACACCAATCACTAAAGAACAAGATCTAATTAACGATATCAATGCAAAGATAGCAGTTGTAGAATCTTTTTCTAACATAACCAGAAGCACAGGACAGTCTTGTAATGCTACTGGCACATGCTCCCTTCCTTCCTATACAACTCAGCCTACGTGCGTTGGCAATGGCGGTATGTGGACTGCAGGACCTGATTTTATCGGCAACGATGCTGCAATGCAAACTGCTGCGACAAATCTTATAAATGCTATTCAAACATGGGAAAATTTCATAAATGGAACTTTTTCTGTGGTTGTAACCACGGATACAGAACCTACTAGATCAGCTCAAAATATAGCTTCTAAAGCCGATATTACAAATTCTATTTCTATTATTAATACTTGGCAAGCTCTTCCGAGCTTTGACACAACCCACGGCCAAACTACGTGCGCTGGATTTAACTCTTATAACGTAGCTTTGCTAGACCCTACTAAATTTAGAGCCGCAGAACTTTTGCCTGTTAAGAATGAGATAACGGCAAGACAGGCTTTTATTACGACTAGAATGTCAGAATTAAATACCAATTTAGGCTCTATCGTTCAAGACATGTCAAATGGAGATCTTACAACTGCGACTGGATTTTATGGTCAGAGAATAAGGATTATAGACACCAGACTTAATGCTATGGGAGGCTCTCTTACCAAGCTTAAGGGATTAGAGCGTGGGCAGGCAGCACAAGAACAGGCTAAAAAAGCAAATGATAATGCGGCTCTTGTTTATACTTCTGTTATTCGTGCAACGGCATTTAGGGCACCTGCAACAGGAAGTCCTGTTGTTCATGTGCTAGATAGCACTGGGTTTTCTCCTGGAAATGCGGTGTATATAGCCGCTGAAAATCAAGAAGAGATTTCAACCACGATTGTTAGTATATCTGGCAATTCGATTACATTGGCAGACGCCATTCCGCAAAAGTATAGGCAGAACGAATTTGCTAGGCTTTATAAGGTTCTTTAAACTTCGCTTTTAGATACCGCAGCAATTTTGTTTGCGTAGATCATTACAAGATCTTCAACTAAATCGTATTCTTTTTTGTAATCTGCTGAATTAGGAAACAATCCGGCGCGTTCTTTTTCTGCTATTTTTTTCTGAGCAACTGCAAAGTATTTTCTATAGATCGAATCAAGATAGAGATGTACTGACTTGTGTAACTGCTCATCGCTCAGCTCACTATATCCATTAGCATCTTTGAATTTTTCCACAACTAGTGCAGCTAGAGCATTCAGGTCCACAAATTACTCTATTTAAACTTTTTAAGCATGGTTAGGCCGCATTTACGGCACGTTACGTATTTTCCTTCATCTACAAAATAATGACCGGATATGCAAGTTTCACTTATCAATACCAGTCCAATTAATAAAAACATAAAAACCATCCAAATCATTATAGCAATTCTGACGCAAGTTCTGCAAGTTCAGATCTTTCACACTTACTAAAGTGAATGTGGGCCGCAATTTCCTTGTCTTTAAATTTATCAATAACGTAAGACAGGCCATTACTCATCGAGTCAACCTTTGGATTGTCGATCTGATAAATATCTCCTGTGAGGATAATTTTAGTTCCTTCGCCAGCTCTTGAAATAATAGTCTTTACTTCGTGTCTTGTTAGATTCTGTGCCTCGTCGATAATAATGAATTCATTTGGAATACTTCTTCCTCTGATGTAGGCAAGCGCTTCCATTTTAAGCAATCCTTCATTAACCAGTTCTTCCCATGCGTTTCTTGATTTTTTACCCTGATTGTCAAAAAGGAATTCAATATTATCCATGATCGGCTGCATCCATGGTGCAAGTTTTTCATTTAGATCGCCTGGAAGATATCCAAGATCTTGACCCATAGGAATGACAGGTCTTGCCACGATCATTTTTTTATGACTTCCCTTATTGATTATTGCCTCTAGTCCAGCAACAATTGACAGTAAGGTTTTACCTGTACCTGCCTTACCAGTGAGGGTTACTAGTTTAATATTGTCATCGAGAAGAGCATCGAGAGCACATCTTTGCTCCACGTTTTTATGAGAAATACCCCAAAGAGTAAAATCTCTCCCCAGTTTGTGAAGGCCGCTCTTGGTGCTTTTGTAAATACCATCGTGGCAAACCAGATATTGGTTTAAATTCTTGTTTTTATATTTACCAAAGATCTCTTTTGCGGCTTCGGCGGCTTGGCCTGTTAGAACGCCCTTGTAAAGAACGTCTGCGCTGGCCTCGGTCATTTCATACCGCTCAACTTTGATGTTTCTGGCCCTTGCTAAGACTCCCATGAGGATGTCGTTGGTTACCATGGTAACATCATACATTTCAGATAGGTGTTGGGCCGATGCGATGATTTTTTCATCTGCAGTGCCTTCGTAGCGTTCACTGCTATGAAACCAGATCTTATCTTGATTTCGTTCTATATATCTAGCGAATTCTCTTACACTTCTGGCCTTTTCTGAATGACCATGCTTGTGTTTGTCGAGTTCTGAAAGAACTGTAGTGGGTACGTAAATACGACCATTTAGCTTTTTAACGATATTCGGGTCATTTATAATGACGTTTGTATCGACTACGTAAACCCTTTCTTTTCTAGGAGATTTTGGAACCCTTGACGACCTTGAATGTTTTTCGCCTTTTTGCATCTATTCTGTTATTCCTTACTTGTCGATATGTTGACTTGATTGGGTGTATGAACAATAATACCACAGGAAGCATTACAAAGAACATAAATAGGGCACTATTCACTTAGTCCCTCATCTACTGCCTTTTTGTTATTCTTCCTATTATAATCTTTTATGGACTTAAAAGCACTGCCAACAGGCGGTAATTTGACTCGAATTTTGATATTCTTCAACGATTCCATAAGCTTAGCTATGGTTTTACGGTTTTTCTTCGCTTTTCTTCGTCTTTTCGCCATCTTCGACATGTTTTGCCTCTCAATTAAAGATTGCTATAATTACAATCTTATGGGATATACCATCATTAAATTGTATATGAATTTGTTCAAAAATCAAGGATTTATCGACTAATGGCCAGTTTATTTTCAGATATTAGCAATTTTGTCAATAACCAGCTAGGTTTAAGCACCTCAACTGGTTTTGGTCAAACTACTGTTGATCAGCCTGGACTGGTACCTTGGCGCGGTGATGAAAGTATCTATAACGAGGAGGCTTTTTGGAAGCCCATGAGTATAGATGGGAAGAGATGGAATAAGCTCTACCCATATAGACTGCTTGTTGTGGACGTTTCTAAGCCTGGAAAACCACGAATTGTTTCTTCATCTAGTGATTTTTCTGCAAGAAGTACAACGACCATATTGACGCCTGAAAGAGGCAGTACAGGTCTTGAATATGTCATTAGTCAGCAGGTTTTGACAGGTTCTTGGGAAATCACCCTTCCAATTACTCCACAACAATTAAAAATCACAGATCAATTTGCCATTAATACCTCGGCTACTATGAGAGGTATTGTTGAAGAGCACAATGGTGTAAAATTTAAAACCATTACAGCATCTGGAACGACTGGTATTTGGCCTCTAAAGCCTACTCAGGGTGGAAAAATTGCAAGTCCAACCTCTCTTGGTTCTATAGCCGGAGGAACACTTGAGGCTTTTTCTGGACTTGCACAGAGCGTGGGTAATGTGGCGAGCATGGCTACTTCTGGACATCCAAATAGAACGTCTAGTGCAACCAAGCCTGAAGATTCTGCTCAAGGCGAATTTGCAACTGGATATTATCAAGCTTTATATTTAGGTCAGTTTTTTGAGCGATACGCACAAGCAAAAAAGAATCCTAAAAACAAAGGTTGGCGCTTGGTATTTGACATGCCAAAGCAAAACCAATCTTTTATTGTTACTCCTGTAGCTTTTGAGTCTGCTCAATCTGAGCAAAAACCAAATCAGTATATGTTTTCTTTTCAGCTTAAAGCTTGGAAAAGAATCAACTTACAAGACGATTCAAAGGCTATTGGCGGTGAAATTCCTTCGCTTGATGCAAACTTATTTCAGCGCATTGTAAGAACTATTGCAGCTACAAGAAAAGCTCTTGGCAATGCAAAGAACTTGGTTAAAGCCGTAAGAAGTGATGCTCAGCAAGTTTTTAACGTCCTAAGACAAACGTCTTTGGCTGTTAAGGATACTGCAGGACTTGCCGTTGCTGTTGGAGATTTGCCTAAACAAGTGGTTCAAGATCTTCAAAGTACGGTTCAAGAAGCTTTTATTAATATTAAAGACGTATTCCCAGTTTCTGGTTTTTCTGCCGCAGGCTCATCCAACACTGCTTTGGCTAATCCTAATTCTAATAAAGTTTCTACTTCTTCTGGAGATGCTGGAAGTATCGTTGATTATGCAAACAAGTCTCAAAAAATAAACGAGGGCTTGTCTAGCGATCAAATTGCTGCTGGAGCTTTAGGTTCTGAGGCGGCAGCTCGCCAAGATACAGACCCAATGAAAGAGGTGTTTGCAAATCCAGAAACAAACTTCGATCTTTTTGATTCTATTAATTTAGACGATGTGACGCTTACACTTCCACAGCAACTTGCAATCGAAGAAGAGCTTTTAAATGTCAGATCTTTAACGATTGATGATTTTAGAGCATTTAAACAAGCTCTTGTAAATCTTTCTCACGATATTGCGGATAATTTTGGAGCTGGCAACGAAACCTACTCTAAAATATATGGATTTCCAGACCCTAAAACCAGAGCTATCCCAATGACCGTAGAAGAAAATGAGCTTCTGCAGTCTATTTTTGAATCTGTTCAAGCGTATGATTTACTTACATCAACAAAACAATACGACGATCTTACAATTGAAAGCGCAATGGATTTCGTTGGCGGTTTAGCAAATGAGTCTGGAATAGACTTTGAAGATTTTTCATCTAAGCTTTTAGCTCCAGTGCCGTTTGGTGCAACTATAGAAGAGATTGCTGCAAGGTATATGGGCGATTCTTCTAAGTGGCTTGAGATTGTAACCTTAAATAAATTGCGCTCGCCATACATAGATGAAACTGGATTTACATATCCACTTCTTTCAAATGCCGAAGGTCGTCAGTTTAACGTGGACGATACAGAAGATAATTTGTTTGTTGGACAGAAGATAACTATCGTGTCTGACACTCAACCTCCAATCATTAGGAAGATTATCAATGTTGAAAAAATCGGTGATGGAAACTATCTAGTCACTGTAGATGGCTTGGATAATCTAAGTTTGTTTGAGACCTCGGATAATGCAAGGATGCAAGGGTATTTACCTGGAACCGTAAACAGTCAAAATCAGATATATATACCGATCAATGCGCCTTCTGACCCAGACGACCGCACTTTTAGTGTAGTAAATGTGCCGGACACTGCCCTTAACAAGCTTGCAAAGATAGACTTTCTATTGACAGACAACTTTGACGTTGCTATCAACTCTACAGGTGACTTTAGACTTGCCAGCGGTTTGACCAATCTGATTCAAGCATTAAAGCTTAAGATCAGGACTCAAAAAGGCTCTATCTTAAGGCATTTGGACTATGGTATTGGATTGCAACATGGTATTTCTGTGGCAGATATCGAAAACGGAGCAATTATTAAGTCTTTGAACGCAATGATAGCCAGCGACAGTCGTTTTGAATCTATTGATTCTATAACCATTAGGCTGAACGGTGCTACCATGTTAATTGATATGAGTGTAAGAATTGCTAATGGAAGCGGTATCTTACCGATTTCATTTGACATTAGGGCAGCATAATTTATGGTATTATATGTCATTAGCAGCAATCTTTATAGGGAAGCATTAGGAGATAAAAATGGCAAGTAGACTGCCGAATCCAAGAAGTTACGATTCAATTCTAGGTGATATGTTAGCAACATATATGTCTAAAATTGGCGTTAATGACCTTAACGTAGGTAACGCCGTTACATCGTTCTTTGAAGCTATGGCTCAGGCCGTTTATAGGGCTTCTGGCGATACTTTTGCTATTTTGAGAGATTTTTCAGTAGATCGAGCTGAAGGCGAAGCTTTGCAGCGTTTGCGAGAAGAAGAGGGCTTGGCTCCTATTACAGCTCGCGTGGCTACTGGCAAAGTTACCATTACAGATAGTTCTTTTACCAAAAAAACCACTAAAATTTACGCAGGTTCTCAGCCGCCAAATATCGGCTCCACTGTTATTTCTGTATCGGACGCATCGGAATTTGATGCATCTGGCTCTATCTATATCGGTCGAGGCACTGTAAACGTAGAAGGCCCTATTGCCTACGGAAGCATCACACCAATCGGTGGGTATTATAATATCAACCTTTCAACGCCTACCACTAAATATCACAATTTATCGGAAAACGTAATTTTAGCTCAAGGTGGAACAAGAAACATCCCTGCTGGCACTTTGGTTAAAACCGCAGCGGCTGGTTCGTCTCCAGAAATTAATTTTAGTGTTACTCGTAACGTGACTATGCTTGATGGTGAAGACACTATCACAGACGTTCCTGTTGCAGCTCAAGAGCCTGGAACTGACGGCAACATTCCAAGAAATGCAATTAAAGATTTCGCAAGCGCTCCTTTTACCGGAGCAACTGTTTACAATCCAAATCCATTCACAACTGGTCGAAACGAAGAAACTGATCAGGAGATTAGAAACAGGATTAAAAAGGCTAGGATTTCTAGAGGCCTTGGAACTGCAATTGCGGTTAAAAATGCCGTATTGGGCGCTCAAGCTTCTGATGAAAATGCCATTGTTATTTCGGATGAGATTTTTTCTGATGGTGAAGAAACTGTTCTTTTTATTGACAACGGAAATGGTTACGAAGAAAAAACCAAAGGTGTTGGACTAGAATTTCTTGTTGATTCGGCACTTGGAGGCGAAGATCATTTCCAGCTTGCTACCAGCGGTACTCAAACATCTCTTGCAAAAGCAACTCTCACTTCCACTGAAACAGCTCCTTTTGATATCAGCCCTAACGACAGACTTTCTATTTTGGTTGGCGGTATATTGAGCGAGCATGTATTTAATTCTGGTGATTTCCGAGCCGATGGGTTTGCCACTGCTTACGAAATCGTATCGTCTATCAATGCTAATTCTGATCTAAAGTTTTCTGCAACCACGGTTGATAATGGAACTAAAGTAGCGCTTCAGGCAAAAACAGAAACTTCTGAATATCTACAAAAAACAAATCCAACGTCTGGAACAGATGCTGGAGCTGCTCTTGGATTGACCACAAGCGAAGTTGAAACTTTGCGTCTTTACAAGAACAATAAGCCTCTCAGTCGTAACGGTAGAACTGCCCTTATTGAGTCTGAAAATCAGACTGATTGGTCAAATACAATTACGAGCGGAGAAACTTTAAAAATCTCTGTTGACGGCACTGCTCAAATTACATATACAATTACCAATTCGGATTTTCTATCCGAGGGCACTCACCCTACTGTTTCTAAGACAAATACTCTGCAGTCTTGGGTTAATGTTCTAAATACAAAAGTTACAGGCATCACTGCTTCTATTAATGGAAACCGAATCGTTCTAACTTCCAATCTTGGAACTAAGGCTAGAGCGCAGATCGTTATTGACCCAACATCAACTTTGGTTGCCAAGGGTATGTTTACGGCGAATGTCGGTCTTTCTGCTACTGGTGCTGAGGCTGATTTTAAACTTTCTCGAAACACAGCCCAAATCAGACTTACAAGTCCTTTGGCTGCAGGCGATAGTTTAACGGCTGGAAGTGAATTTACTCAAGCATATGTTTTAAGTGACGCTCTTTTGGGCGGCTCAGTAACCTTCCCTGATGATGCTCAAATGTGGGTGGTCGTTGACAACAAAGATGCTCAGATCATCAATCACGGTGTTTTAAGCGATAGTCTCGTTTATATCACAAAACCAGGCGGCAATCGCTTACGATTCAGAGCCTCTTTCGCAAATGCTTTTTCTGAAGTTCAGGTTGGTGACTATGTTGTAATCTGGTCTCAAGAGCTTGTTACAGGAAATAGACTTGAGGGTCGCGTATATGCGCGTGGCACAGATTCATTAACAAATGATTATTTTGAAATCAGAGTAACTTCTGCAGAATATCTTGGTGTTGCAGTTGAAGGCCCAGTGCCTTTCTTTGAAGGCCTCGCTTTTATCAGAAGTGAAATCCCTCCTCAAAAAGTACAAATTGCAGCCGGAAGCTACAATATCAATACCATTGCAGGTTACCTAACAGAGCAAATTGCTGGTGTTGTTGCTACTACTGAAAACGATGAATTTATTGCAATTACATCTAACAATAAAGATTTAGATGGAAGTGTGCTCATTTTTACGTTTAATGATTCTGCTAAAAATTTAAACTTTACTTTAGGCGATTACGCTGAATCAAGCTTCTCTCATTTTGGTTTTTTCAGAAACGACGAGAATTCTACCAAATTCCCACTGTTTGTTCACTCTGCTATGGCTCAAGACCGATATGCAGATACTCCAAATGCATATATTCCAGATTTTGAGTCTGCTATAAACTTAGCAACGCTTGGTATTGACCCTAACGTCATTATGGCGATGAAGAATCCGTATTTGTCTTCTGGTAATTATATCAAAGATTCTCAAGGTCTTGACCAGTCAGTTCAGATCGATGCTATTTCTGGAACAACTATTGATATCGATCAAACGAACACTATTCGCCGAGTAAGAATTGACGATAGATATGTATTGTTAAATCCTTTGGACTTTGATTATGCAGACACATTGATTGCTGTTTTGGATGGGAATCCTGCAGAAAAAACTTTTCCAATTAACTTATATCGAAGAGCGACTACAAACACCACAATGACCATCAACTCTAATCAATTTAGAGCTTATGATACAGACGCTGGCGCTACTACTCAGTTTGCTGAATTTTTCGGCTCATCTTATAATTTTAAGAATTATAAAGTTATGATGATGGCTAAAAACGTATTAGACCCTCAATCGGCCACAAATGAAGATGCTATCCTTTATAGATCTGCTCTGTGGGGAGTGGGTGGAGAAAAATATCGAGTTGGATATGTCTATCCTACTGCAGCCAACCAAGACGTTACAAGCGCTGTTATCGTAGATTCAAATGTCAACATTAGAATCGGACTTAAGTCAGGTGCTGCGATTGTAAATTCAATTGATGGCACTACAGAGTGGGATGTAACTATTACTCCGAACACTCCGGTTGCAGGCGTAGACGAGGTAACGTATACTTGGAATGGCACTGGAACTAATCCAAATATGGCGACTCTTGCTCCTGGACATTATGTTAATATCAATGGAAGTGGCGAGTTTAGCGCAGCAAATACTGGTGTATTCAGAGTTTCTTTTGCAACTTCAACTTCTTTTACTGTTAGACGACCAAATGGAGAGGCTGTAGCAGAAAACAACATTGCTTCTTTAACTTCTACTACTATTTCTTTATATCAAAACAGCGCCACAACAGCAGCAGATATCCAATCATACGTTGTAGCTAATTTGGGCGACTGGATTACAGCAACTCTTATTGACGATGCTGGTCTTACAGGCGCTGGTGTTATTGATTTAAGCACCTATGAAGACAATGATTTTGCCGCAAATAGCGAAGCAATTAGTCTACTTGATGGTGTGAATTGGATTTCATCTAGCGCGTTGGGAGCGTCTGCTCCTTTGGCACAGTTTTTCTTAAAGAAAACACTTTCATTGCCAAGTTTTAGTACAAATACTCCTAATGCATATGCATTTAACAATGCAGAAGAATTAAGAATTATTCCAACGACCATCGAACAGGTCGCAGAATTTATGTCTGTTCTTGCCGTTACTGGATTCACAACTCTCGGAGCGATTTCTGTTGTTCAGAGAGACCAAATGTTGCAGCTTGCAACTCAAATTCTTGGCTCTTCTGGCTCTGTTAAGCTTTCCGGTGGAACTGGAAATACGTCTAAAGCATTGGTTTTAGGAACGTCTAGCTTAATTAATGGAACCTCTCTTATGCAATCAAGCGTAAGTAAGGCATCTGCTTCTGGTATTTCTGTTGGACAATTTGTTAAGCTTGTTGCTTCTAACAACCAAAAGAAAAATACAGGAATTAGCTTTACAACAAACGCTACCATCGTACCAGTATCTCCAACGCCTACAACATCAACGATTACTCTGGGCAATAGAGATGCTCACGATAGATTTTTTGGTCAGCCAAGAAATATCTTTAGAGATAGAACGCGAGCTTTTCATGTTGAAAAACATGGCTCTTTAGTTAATATTTCGTGGGATGGAGTTACAGGTGGAAACCCTGTTTTCTCTAAAACAGTTGAATTTAATGATGCTGGCGGCGGCAACATGTCTGTGGTTTTTGACTCAGACAATAATTTTACCGAATACACTAGAACAAGCGGCTCACGTAACTTTTCAGAGGTTCAACCAGGCGATTCTATCACTATTCAAAACTTTGCAGATGCCGGAAATAACGGCACCTTTGTTGTTGTTGGAACTTCTGATAACGGATTGACTATTGTTGTTGATAACGCCGATGGTGTAACTGCTGGCTCTGCTGCGGTTGCGCCTGGAGATATGGTTATTACCACTGATATTAGAGAGGGAGATTTAGTTGAAATTAGCTCTCCTTTCAGCACATTAAACCAAGGTCAATTCAGAGTTGTCAGACGCTATGCTAACAGCATATATATTGACAACCCTTCTGCCGTTGAAGAACGAGTTGTTGTGTCATCTAACTTAAGAAGCTTGGGCTTTGATGCCACAACCACTTTCAATATCACTGTAAGCGGTGATATGAAGCTTGAATATGGCGGCTCTGGAACGGTTCCTACTCTTGCAAACGCTAAAATGGGAGATATCGTAACAATCGGTACTGCTTTTGCTGCGGCAAACCAGGGTACTTTCATGGTAACTGAATCTGGCTCAAACTATATTAAGCTTGCAAACTCTAAAGCAGTTGCCCAGTCTGGCATATTGGTTTCTGGAGTTGGAGGCGATGTAATCCAAGCCCATATTCCTGCTATGATCTTTAGTCCATACGACAATACAAGAGCTGGCGATAGCTTTGTTATCTCAGGAGATGTTTTGACATCTTCTAACCAGGGTATCTGGAATGTAGTTGACGTTTTGTCTAAATCGCAGATTGTTGTTCAGGGCACCATGACTGCACAATCGTTGGTTCAGTTTAACAATTTGTTCACGCAAGTTTATGTTGAAGAAGCTTCTCCATATGTTGGATACAAAAGAGTCTATAGTAAAGCTATCGACCCTGCAAATCTTCAGCGCTACTTGTTGTTATTTGACACTAATGAGCAATACTCTAAGATTAATGAAGCTGCTGATGTGCTTATGAGCGCTATGAGCAAGTTGAATTATTCAAGTTCAACTATCGCTGGATATGACTCTTACAAACACCATATTGGATTGATTGCTGAAGCAAACAAGATTGTTTATGGAGACCCAAGAGACAGTGTTACATATCCTGGAGTTGCTGCAGCAGGCGCTGAAATTTTTATTAAGCCGCCTCTTGTTAGACGCATCACCGTTTCTATTAACGTAAGGGTTCAAACTGGTATTCCTTTCAGTCGAATTACAGAGCAAGTTAGAAATAACATTGCGGCGCTAATTAACTCTACGGCTATCGGCGAATCCATTGCAATCTCTGATATTATTTCTACAGTGAACAGTATTCCTGGAACAAGAGCTATCTCTATCAGCTCTCCAACATACGACCCATTGAACGATATTATTGTGGTAAATCCGGCTGAGAAGCCTTTTGTGTTGGATATCGTAAATGATATTCAGGTTTCAAAGGTTGACTAATGAGTGATGCAGAAGATAAAGCAGCAGCAAAGGCTAGGTTGAGAGCATATCTAAATCCTAGCATTCGTGGTAAAAATACCGATGCTATCATCGAGTCTTTGGCCACTGGCGCTGCTCATATGATCAACAATGTGGAGGCTGTAAACGATCAGCTTTATATTGTTAAAGCTCAGGGTCGATATCTAGACTCTAGACTTGCCGATCATGATATTACAAGACCAGACGAGGTTGGTTTATCTGACGAAGTTTTTCGTGAAATAGGCATCGATGTAGCACATAGAAAACAAGTTAGAGATCTTCTTTCCAATATTCTTCGTATCATGTATGGTGAGGAGTTTACTAGAGCGCGACTTCTTTCTACAGAGTTTGAGCCTTATGCTTTGCAAGATGGCGATACTCTCATAATTCAATATGACGATACTGAGCCTTTAGAGGTTACCTTTAAAGCATCTCAATTTGCAAGTATTGCTGCGGCTACGGCTCAAGAAGTAGCCGATGCTATCACCAAAGAAATCAGAAAGCTTGGTCGTAGCGGCGCTGCGGTTGCTAAGGACGATGGTATTGGTGGGTACGTTCAGATCATTTCTGAAACAGATGGCCCTTCTTCCAGTACGAAGGTTTTGGGTGGAAGAGCACAGAATGAATTGAAATTTGAACAAATTAGGCCTACTTCAGGCCAACCAGCCACACAATGGACCTTCACTGTTGTTGCAGGCGGTGGAATTAGAGCTACTTGGACTGGCGGTCCAGACCCTTCAATTGGTAAAATTAAAAAAGGTGATTACACCACTATTTACGGCACTGCCTTTAACGTAAACAACAGAGGTACTTTTACAATTACAAAAGTACAAGGTGGCTTGGTTAACAATGCATATGTGGAATTTCTAAATCCTAATGGAGTGAGCGAAACAGTTCTTCAAGGCTCTGTTGAGGGAATGCTGTTCTTCAATCCAATTAGAACTACAATTATCAGCCGACCTAACTATGCAACGCTTTATCAAACTGAATCTAGACTTCTAGAGATTTTTATTCCTGCAACAACAAGAGTCGTTCGTCGTGATCGCATGGGAGCTGCCCATTTGTTGGATTCGGGTCCTTGTGGCGATGGCAACGAAGGCCCATATTGTTTCGACACTACAAAGGGCTATATCATTGGTGGAGAAGAGTGCAATACGACTCAAGAAGTGAACTCAAGCACATCGATGATCATTAATGTTGATAATTCTGCCGATATTCCAGACGCTCCAGGTGAGCTTATTTTTGGTTTTGGTACAAATAACGAAGAAGGTCCAGTTCCTTATATCGCTCGACCTTCGTCTAGCACTTTAATTATCGACCCATCTTATATATTTCAAAATGTTCATCCTGCTGGTACAAATATTTCTTTAGTGGCGCAAGGCTATGCTTATGAGCCAACCAAAGATGGAACAGATTTTCCATTTTATGCAACAGACATTGTTTCTGGTCGTATCTATGCTGAGGAGCTTATCGCCCTTGTTTCTGCAACAGGTATCAACGTAGTCATCACGGTGTTGTATCCAGAAGATATTGGACTTGGCAAGTTCCATACTCCTAATTCAGAGAAGTACCAAATTTGGGGAGACGACCCTGTATGAGTCAATCAGTTGTTTTAAAAGGTGCAGAGGTAAAAGTTTATGTTGCTGGTAAATTGTACTCAGAAGTACAGGGTATACAGTATACTATAGACTATGCCGAACAAGAGATTTATGGAATTGATAGTGCTTTCCCTCAAGAGATAGCGCCTGGGCGCGTGTCCGTTCAAGGAAGCGTTCAAGGACTGGTTATTAAAATGGTTGGAGGTCTACAGGCCTATGATCTTAGAACCAAGATCAATGAGATTCTTCACGGTCCATACGTTTCTTTACGTATCAAAGACCGCCATTCAGATAGTGATTTGTTTTGGTTGCCTCAAATGAAGGTAACAAACGAGCAGGTAAGCATTCAGGCTAAGGGTGTTGTTCGTATTTCGTTCCAATTTAAGGGCATTATCCCTTACAATCCTCTTGATTTAAACGGCTAACTACCTGATATTATTCAATAATAAGAGCTAATTCAGCTTCTTCGTCTCTATGAGGTCTGGATTGAACTGCTTTAATATCTCCAATTTTCTTAACAAGTTTAGTCTTGGCCTTGCGAATTGGTCGGACTTGATAGTTATAGCCTTCATATCCAAGTCTATCATGACTATCGTATAGCACTACGTCCATATCGTCTGGCAAATCTTTGATCTTATCCCTTAAATCTTTAATTTTCATAAGTGCTCCAAATCATTAAGCTTTTTTACTTTAACAATGCAAGATATGGAAGAATTCAATACATATCTTGCATTATCATAATACCATAAAACAAATCACAATCTTATAGGATATAAAGCTATAACCAATGGCAATCTTTAAGGTAAAGCTCCTATTTTTGGTTGTGGTATAATAGGATAGAAATCTGAAGGAAATCAAATGAGTGTTAGAAGATCACAAAATTGGCTAAATCAACAGCGAGTTGACGTTCCTCATCTGCGCTCCATTGAATCTGCAGTTCGTAACGATTTTGATGAGCTTTTAAGTTCTTTTGCTATCGGCGAAAACGCATCTTACATTATCCGTGGTTTTGAAATTAATATGATAGGTGCCATTGGTTCTTCGGCCAGCAGCCTTCAGATGATAGTTGAAAACAGCTCTCTTTTCCATGGCGCTTCAAACGAAGCAGGTACCTTTTTTCAAATTCCCTCTGGCTCTGCCAATCAAACAATTAGCTCTACAACCAACACTCGCGTACAAGGCTCCTTTACTCCCAGCGCATTGAACTATGTTGGTATTGAATTTAGCAGGGCTGTTGATAATTCAACGTCTGCTCAGGTATTTCTTTGGAATCCGACGAATAAGAATGAGATCAGCAAAACAGTTCCGTTGGCCGAAGTTCTTGATTATAAAATCGTAGTCACATCTTCTATCTGGGCATCTAACGTAGTGCCAATTGCTATCGTAGAAACAGATTCTTCTAACAATACGCTTCGAGTTGAAGATCGCAGACCAATGTTATTCAGACTTGGAACTGCTGGGGTTAATACGCCGAATCCGTTTTACTCATATCCCTGGACAAATCAAGCAGAAGGCAGAGCTGAAAATTTCTGGTCTTCATCGTCTTCGGTTTCTCCATTTAGAGGCGGCGACAAACAGATTTTCCACTTTAAGGAGTGGGCAGATGCTGTTATGTCTCAAATCCTTGAACTTAAAGGAACTACTTATTGGTATGAACAAAATACTAGCGTTGGTTCTGTTACTAAGCTAAAGGGAGATCTTGAACAGCTACAAATGACAGGTAGCGGTAAAATTTCTCACGCTCTTAACACCGCTGGTCGATTAAACTGGGATAGCGATATCTATCTCAACTATGTTGGTAGTCGTCTTAAGTATAAGATTTTATCGAACCCTTCTTCTAGCCACATTACTTTAGCAGACGATCAGGTTGCTTATTTTAAAATTGTTCGTGGCGTTGATATTATTCCCAACATCATCTTTACACAAGGCTCTGCTGTAGTTTCTTCAGTCGGAGCCGTTGCTTGGACATCAAACGTACAGGCTGGCGATTATATTAAGCTTACAGTATCAGAAGATACTCTTTACTACAAAATTCTATCGGTAGACTCTGCATCCCAAGTTACTCTCACAGAAAACTATGTTGAAACATCAACTGGTTCTGGTGGAACTCTTGCTCAATACGCATGGGGAACTTACCAAACAAACGCAGCTCCTTCAACAGATCGACACATCAAGGTTGCAAACAGAAAAGACGTTCCATTCGATGAAGATATTTACTGGATGTTCTTACGTGCCGACGATGGCGGCGCTACTGCTCGTATTTACATCAAGGGTTCCTCTGGTGGTGAGTTGCAACAAGGTGAAGATCGAGGTATTTCGGACAACGAAACTCTTGATGTTCTAGAATATATCGGTTCGCCTGCTGAGGTAGACACAACTCCTGATTACACCAATGCAATTACAACTGGAATTGCCGAGTCAAGAACGATCACCTTCCCTGCAGGTTCTTTAATTACCTCTGGCAAGTATTTCACCATTAATTCTTCGCTCGATATAATTAAGAACTATGTCGATGCGACTGTAAACGGCGTTCCTAACGACCCAGCTCCTGCTGGACTTACACGAATAAATGTTGCTATTTTAAGCACTGACACTGCAGCTCAAGTTGCTGCTAAATATGCTGCGGCCCTTGCTGTGTCTCAATATAGCGTAACATATACTCCAGGAAATGCATTTTTAGTTATCGCCAACTCACAAGTTGGAGCATCTTCAGACGCTGCCAACGTAAACATGCCTGTCGGCTTTTCTATTGTAACAAATATAGATGGCGCAGGTTCGTTCAATAATACGGTTGTTGATGACGATAATTTAACAAAATCTATTAAGCGTTTGGATGAGGCTGTTCAGCAGATTGATATTGCCCTTGATGTTAAGCCATATGAAGAACCTATTGAAATTATTTCAGGCGCTCCAGCAAATGATCGTGAATTGACAGGCCCTATTGCCGCCTCTACAAGCATTAAGATTCCAAAAAATACTAGAAATAGTAACGTACAAGAATCTTATGTTTTGACAGAAGGCGATCTTGTAATTTATCTTAATGGAACAAGACTTAAGGTTGGCCTTGACTACACAGAGCTGACTACAACTACAGTTTCCTTCACATTTCAACTACAGGTCCAAGATCATTTGGTGTTTTCAAAAGCACAAATGGTCGGAGGCTCTTCTGGTAGCAGCTCAACTGGCGTTAACCTTGGAGCTGTTCAAGATGCAAACGTCTTTAAACAAACCGTTGGAACACAATTACAATTCAGACGTTTAAAGGCTGGCTCAAACGTAACATTGACCGAAAGCTCTGATTACATTACAATCGCTTCTAGCGCAGGTATTGCGAATAGTAACGTAACTGTAATCAGCGGTACAAATTATTCTGTAACCAACGCAAACGATGTAGTGCTATTGCAAAACTTAGGCGCTGATAGAACTCTTACTCTTCCAGACGCTACTTTAAATGCTGGTAAGATTTTTTACTTTAAGAAAATTGATGCAGGAAACACCATGTTTATCAAATCTATCTTGAGTCAAACTTTAGATGGCGTTGATATTGATGCTTCTCCATATGCGGTCACTGTGCAGTATGAATCTTTAACAATCGTTGCCGTTGCAGGCGCTTGGTACATCTTGTAATGACTTACAGACCTTACTCTTCTATTACTAGCTCAGGAATAGCCGATATAAGGACGAATGTTTCTGGCACCACGATCAATAAGGGCACTCCTGTAAGGATTACCAATTCTGGAGACGTTGATTTTATTAACGTGTCTTCGGAATCACACGCCTTGGCGGTTGCTGGTATTGCTTCGGCGAATATACCTAATATGTCCAGCGGCTCAATCGTGAGTAATGGGAAGATTGAAAATATTACGACAAGTGCAGCCTTTGGAAGCTTTATGTACATAGACAAGACTGGAAATTTGACAGATATTAAGCCTTCTATAGGTGTAAATAGTTTTATTGCTGGTGATTTTGTCATTTCTGTAGGAGTGATAGCCAAAAATGCTACCAATC